AAAAGTCTATTCTGACATTGTTATTCACCCAATATAATAAATCTAATTTTTCACTTATAATAGCGGTCATATTGGCCTCAGATGCTATCATTTCTATGTGCATTTGATACCCGTTTTTCAAAAAATTATCAAAATTGTTTAACCAATTGTTTTTTGTAAATACTTGATTAAATTGTCCAAATTCATTATATGATGTACACACTAATATTTGTTTTGTTGAAAATTCACTAAAATATTTTTGAAATTCGTTATAATTATTTGGTCCCATAAGAGAAGTCGCTACAAATAATTGTTTAAAAACACCATCATCTATCTTTTGTTTTATTAGTTTTGATAGTTTTATAAAATGTGGCGCTACTTTGTCTGTTATTTGGCCTTGAAAAAATTCGCCACCAATAATTCCAACAAAATCATATTCACCTGGTTGCGCATTGTTTATTTTTTCTATGGCTTTATTTATGTTTTCTATCTTATCTTCATGAAAATCTTTATTCATTAATCCACGTTTATTTAGGCAAAAAGCACAACCACTATTACAATCTACCCATAAAACCATTTGTAAAAAACGACTATTTAACATTGAAACTTCCTTAAATCACAATATAAACACTTATCTGAATCTGCATAACATTGATATATTATAGAATGTCCGCAATCTGGATTCAATAATAATTTTACATCCTCTTTTAATGGTTGTTGTTCTACATTTATATTTTCTTCATCTTCTGCTGTTTGTCTTCTATATAGACCAATATAAGCATTTGTATCTACATTTACAATACTTGTAACAAATTGTATAACTTTTTGTTTATCTGTTGCATTTAGATCATATAAAAAATGTAAAAAATCTCTTCTGTTGAAATAAAAATCTGTCAACTCTTTCCCTGTATTATGTTTATGTGGAAAAAGTAGGTTCAAAGATTCAATATGTAATTTGTTTTCAATATCTTTCAATATGTTTTTATTTTTATTATATTCATTGATAAGATTTTGCGTTAATATCATTTGAACATATACTTTTAGTTTTGGATATCTTTCAACAGTTTTTATTATGTTTGATTCACACAATTGTTTTCTTTCTTCTGTGTGAAATCTATGTTTTAAATCATAAGAGAAACTCAAATCAACATAATCCATCAAATCTAATTTATCAAACTTATCTAAAACTTTAAATAAAAATTCCGGGTTATATAATCCATTAGTTACAGTGGAATATTTGCAGGTAGTGCTTTTTGCTTTTAGTATTATTTTTTCAATTATATCATCTATTAGTTCTAGAAATTCTTTTTGTATATCTTCATCTGTTATAAAATATAGTTCGCCACCAAGTAAAGATATTCCGTTAAAGAATTTATTTTCCCAATCTAAAAAATCTATATTTGTTCTAACATTTCTGATCATTTGAATTTGTTTTTCTTTAGTATAAAATTTCTCTCGCAAATTCAAACAAAAATCGCAAGCATTACAACAATTAGGCCAAATACCATATTGCACTCTACTCATTATTCCACTCCAACATTTCTTGTTTGAATAATCTTTGAACATCACACATGCAACATTTATCGGAGTCAGAATAACAACGATATAATATAGAGTGACCACAATTCATCAATACTTCTTTACCATCACTTAATATTGGTTGTTGTTTTGTTTCACCCTTCTCGTAAAAATACCCATCATCACCTATATGTCTTTTCCAATATAGACCAGAATATTTATAAACACCAGAATGAAATAATGAAAATATAAAATCTCTAATTAATCTATTGTGTTTTCCATATTCTTTAGTTAAAAACTGTAGAAAAGAACTTCTTGAAAATTGAAATCCTGGAAGTATTTTTTTACCATGTATAGGATGTGGATATAATAAGCATAGTTTACTCCCTGGTGCTGTTTTGTTTTCAAACTCATCAACACTAAACTCACCATTGTTTATTGAGTCTATAAGGTTTTGGGTTAATATCATTTGAACACCAAGTTCATAATTGTATTTTTTTATTACAGCATTTATATTTTCTAAACACAATAATCTTGCTGCTTCTGTATGAAATCTGTATTTTAAATCATAAGAAAAGTTGATATCCACATAATGAATACCAACAGCTTTATCTATTTTATCTAAAACTTGAAATAAAAATGTATTATCATATATGCCATTTGTTACTGTAGAATAACGGCATTTTGTGTTTCCATTGTTTTTATTTGGGATAAGAACATACTCAATAATTACATCAATAAGTTCTAAAAATTTATCCTGTATGTCTTTATCTTTTGTAAAATATAATTCGCCACCTAAAAGGGAAATACCATCAGAAAAATTATTAATCCAATCAATAGTTTTAATGTTTTCTATTGTATCTTCTATTTGTAATAATCTATCTTCTTTGAGTGTTGTTTTTCCATGATGCTCTAATAAACAAAAATCACAAGAGTTAGAGCAATCAGGCCACATGCCATATTGAACCATTTTCCCCATGTATTTTACTCCTTTTCTGTTTTTTTATTCTAAGCTCATATATGCAATAAATGAAGAGCTGCTTGAACTTGATGAGGAACTAGAAGATGAACTACTTGAACTAGATGAAGAACTAGAACAACAAGAATAATTATAAGTATATTTAATTATTCTTGTATTTAGTCTATTACGATCAAAAAATTCCAAAAAATTTATAGAATCTTGAATTTGTTGAGATGTTGGAGGTGTATTTGGATCATCTGTTAAAACAACTGGTGCAGAATATGAATCAAAATCTGTTGCACCTGCATTATACATTATTACTTTTGTAGATGTTTTGTATGACGTTACAATATATAGTTTGGTTTTTATAAATGCTGCAATTACATTTAATAAATTCAATAATCCAACAGCTGTCAATACTTGATTTTGCCTCGATGAAACACCTTTTGTGGATAAATAACTATTAAATTGTTCTGTTATTTCCTGAACAGATGTTTCTGGAATTATACCACTATTATACGATATTGTACAATTAGCGTTCCCGTTTGAAAAACTTGTACTCCAACCTGGTCTCATTTGAGCGGGTACTGAGCCACTATAAGAATTAACATTTTGAGCAAGAGCTGTTATTTTTCCTAACGCTAATGATATAATATCTTGATAAGTAATTTGATTATTTGCTGCTATTGCCATTTTATGCCTCTATATTTTGATATGCGATAAACACACTACTTGAAGAACTGCTAGAACTAGAAGAAGAACTAGAAGAAGAACTAGAAGATGAACTGCTTGAACAAGACCAAAGAACATCATTATAATGTTGTGGATTATTTACAGCATTTATATTTTTCATTGTTGATGATAGAGTGTTCACAATATCATTTACACCATATGCTTTTACCAATTCTGTGTTTTCTACTCTATTTAAATCTGTTGGAGATGGAAACCCTGAAGAATTGTTTTTCTTATATATTAAAACTCTTTGGCTATCTCCGCTACTTTGTCCAGGATCAACCCATCCTGTATACTCAACAATTCTGGCTGCAACAAAATTAGCAACAATATTACAAAAATTTAATAACCCATTTGATGTTACTATTGTACTATCTTGTGTGTCTATGCCAGAATTTGTACAAAACGTATTAAAATCATTCGTCAAATCTGTAGTTGAATATTGTTGTAAACCGTCTGAATTTCCAAATTCAATACGGCCGCCATATGTCCTACCGTGTAATGAGTCACACACTGTATTATTGAGTGTATAAGAATACCCAGATGTTATCGTAGATGGTACATTGAACCTATCAACATTTGAAACAATACTTTTTATTTTGTTAACAACGACTCCTCTCAATGTACCATATGTTAAGTTGTAATTAGCCATTTTGTTCTTCTTCCGTTGATTGTGAATTGTTATTTTCCATTATTAAATTATATAAATCCCCTAATGTACTTTTTACAAAATTTTGTTTATTAGCCCATATATCAATTAGCCCAGAATTATTTTTTACATTGTTTGATATTTCATCTAATGTTGGGACTTTCAAGTTTGGTGTATTCATAATAAATGATAAATTAAATATATCTAATAACATTAAAATACATTCGTACATTTGCGGCATTGTTTCATAATTATTTGAATCCATTAAAACAAATCTTGGATGATTTACATAAGATTTTAATGTTGCCAAGAAATAATAAACAATTTTTTCTCTCAATAAGTTTGTTTCATCTTCTATTTCATCGCAAATGTCTAGGTATTCAACAAGAGATGAGAAGAATACATTTTCAGAGGAAAAGAATTCAGCATTATAATTATTGCTTGAATTTACCAATAGCACCATAGTTTCAATAAGGTTCGCAACACATACTTCATTTGTTATTGCAAATTTTAATAATTCAATTTTATCTTCTGTTGATAATGATTTGAAACTAACATTGTAAAATCTAAAACCTTGATCGGTCAATTCTGATATATGTTTTGCAATACTTTTTACATTTTCAATACCAGCATCAGATTCGATAATTATATTTTTTTCTGATTGCCCATCTATTTGAGCCAATAATTCTTCAATGTTTGTGTTGCTGTTTACAATTATTTTTGCTTCATTCATAATTTTTATCCTTTTTACATTGTATATTTTAGCAATTTTTGGATTTCACAAGGAAAACACTTATTGCAATTTTTGAATGATTGTTTGAAATTCACAGAGTGCCCACATTCAGACATCTTAGAAGAACAAAAATCAAAATCTTTCGTTGTTTTATTGTACTCATATAGTAATTTTTCCTGTTTGAGAGCAATATTTTCAGAGTATCTTTGCAAATACCCAGGAATAATTTTATCTATATGTAACAATGTTTGAAATACTTCTTCTCTCGTAGGAGCTTCAGGAGCATTTTCGTAATTTAGTATAATATAAGGAATTGCGTTTATATCTACTCTAAAATAATCCATCCAATTCTTTATATTAAATTCTTTTTTATTTTGGTCTTTACAGTATTGAACTAAATAATTTGCCCCAAAAACATCGCTAACTATTACATCACAAGCGCCTTTGGTCAATACTGTGTTTACTACAATTCTTATATCCTCAAAAGTATCTGTTATTTTTTTAAGGTTTTTGTAGAATAGTTTTTCAGTTATATCATTAAATCTTCCAACTATATCATAAGAAGTTGTAAATTTTAATCTTCCAAATAATTCTTTTTCTTGAACTTTACTTAGAAAATCAAATAAAACTGTAGTATTTTCATATAATAAGTTAGTATTCAAATATAATAGTTCAATTTCATCTTTTTGCATATGGTCTAATATTTGATCTAATAATTTTGATAATTCAGTATTTACTTCTTCAGTTTTCAAACCAAATATTTCACCACCACACAATAATATATGATTTCCTTTTTCAAATCTTGTTTTTAGAAATTCACCACATAATTGTAAAGACTCGATTTGTTCTTGTGGTGTTAGTATTTTATCATTAATTCTTCTTTCGTGATTTCTTTGATGACAAAATGTGCAATTATTTCCGCAGTTATTCCACAATAGAAATTCATATATTTTTTTCATTATAAGTCCTTACCAGCTTATGTTAAATAGAACTAATTTTACTGATAATAATTATAACATTTTAAGTCAATAAGTCAACAAAAATAAGAGTTCTATAATTAAATAAAATAACCAAAGGATAAAATTATGATATCAGCACTTATTGGAATTTCATGTTGTTTAGGTATGATGGGGTTGTTATATGGATATTTGAAGATTACAAAGAAAAAATATTATGATAATCACGACCAATCAAGTCTTTCGAATACATTTTATCATACTGGGTGGAAATTCCGTGCTTTGTTGATTATTATGGTGCTTTTACTTGTTTATCCTATTTTATTGGCTAATGGTAGTTATGTTGATGGTGTTTGGTCTCTTACGGCTCCAAATGTTTTAGAAGGATGGGGAAAGTTTGTATTTGCTATTGCGATGGGTGGTATATTTGGCGTAGCTCTAAATGCAGATTTCTTATCAAAAAGTGAATCAAATCCTCATGTTGTGGCTGCTGCTGGTCTTGCTGCTGCTGGTGCTTTTGCTGGTTGTTTAATGCGTCCTTTATGGTATTTAGGTTTTGGTGTTTGGATGATTTGGCTTGGTTATTATCTAGTCAAACAATATAAAAATAAAAAAGCTAAAAACCCAGATGCTTTTAGCCTTTATATGGAGTTGGTTTGTTTTTATTCTTTACCAACTTGCTTAATTTTATTTATATTATTAAATTTGTTTTAGGCTCTCCATTTGCCTTTAACTTCCCAAAAATGACTCCCATATGATTGTATTTTGAAGCTTGTGGTTGTTTGATCACAAGTAGCACCTACAACATCTGTAACAGCAGCTAATGAAGCATTTGATGATGTACTAGTAAACCAAGTAACAACATCTCCAGTATATGTACCCCAATCAACTTCTGCAAAAACTCTATATTTGTTATTTATCATTTGTACAGGAAGATTGATTGTTGTAACACCAAAAGTCCCAGTTCCTGTTTGTCTACCACCTTGTTCAACCCAACCATTACTATATTTTATGTACCATTGATAATTATTTGACGAAGTTGGTTCTAAATAATCTATAATTGATGGAATTTCAAAACCACCAGGAGTATTACCATCACGGATTTTTATACTTTTGGTGTCAGTATCCATAGTTAATTCACCAGCTGCACCAATAAAAATACGGTTTTCTTGTGTTGTTCCTCTACGAATCTGTAAAACTCTAGCCATTATTCACTCGTTTTCTTAGTTTTTGTTGATTTTTTCTTTTTGGTAGTTTTTTTATTTAATGCTTCTGCTAGTTTTGCCTCTTCTTCTTCAGCAATTCTGTTTTTTTCTGGATCTCTTGAAACAATTTTAAATTTATTTTCTTCTTCATTGAAAACAAGATCAGCTTCGTTCATATTACACCAAACTGCTGCCATCGGAGGATAACTACCATCAAAAGTTTGCCCAATTTTAAATTCGTTCATTTTTTATCCTTTATCTGTTAATAGAACTATTTATATGTGTCCAAGTTGGATTGTTTCTGCAATTGTTGTATCTGATATATTTCCACAATCTAAAGAATCTTCTGGATAATATAATGGGCCTCCGTCTAAATAGTTACTTGTATCAAAATCACTTCCACCATCATAAGTATCTGTAATATCTGTATCTATCAGTGCACCAGCGTTTATTGTTAATGCTGCTGGCTCTGCCCCGATTGTTCCCATATCTAAAATTTGTATAACATTTTCAAATCTATAAATATATAACCAACCATTGCCACCATTTGTTGCGGATGCTGTTCCTATAAACGGTAAACCACCTTGCCCCAATGTTGATGGTTCTCCTAAATAATTTGTTGAAGCTGTTGGTGTTGTATGATAGTTTGTGGCATTTTCACCAGTTGTATTTGCTTCATATGCTGAATTTCCATAGCCACATCTACCACCACTAGCATCCATATCTCCACCAGCACCACCGCCACCAGATCCATAAAAAGCTGTTGAACTTGCACCTTGAGGATTTAATGCACTATCTGAACCTGAAGCACCACCACCTAATTTATAGTCTGTTCTCCCATTAATTACAGTTGCTCCAGAATCTACACCTGATGGACCACCTTTACCTGAATGAACACTTGGGAAAAATCCTGGTTCTGCACCATCTAAGTTTGATCCTTGATCTCTACCTGGGACTGAAGTAATATCTAACGTTTCGGTGTTTAACCAATAATATCCGCCACCAGCTCCACCTTTGCTTCTTGCTACCCAACTACCAAAACTCCAATCCTCTCCATTGCCAGCAGCTCCACCTCCACCATTCTTATAAAATGTCCCATTTGTTATATCTTTAAATATATCTCTACTAGAATCTCTTGTGGCATTTGTAGAAGTGTTATTAGACAGATTTTTGATAACTATATAACTTTGTGTTTTTCCAGTTAATTCATATCCTGTTATTTTTGCACCTTGAAAGTTATATAATGGTTCTTTTGGAGATGGAGATGAGTTTAATGTATAAAAAGCAGAAACACCATCAAACCACCCAAATAATTTAGTGTTCATTACATTATTTAATTTCAAAAATGTTGGTTGACCTCCCCCTCCACCCGTTTTTGTAGGATCTGATACGTATTCTACAGTAATGTTTAATGTCTGATTTTGTGTTACTGTTACTCTTCCACTTTCTGTTGTATAGTGATGTTTACTTACTTCATATTCCACTTGAGTTTGATATGGTACAGTAATAGAATTTCCAACTTGTGAATAACCTGATGCTGTTAAAGTTACCATTGCATCACCAGGAGTTGGATTGATTGTTAGTGTATAATTGTTTGGTGTTAGTGATACGTTTACAGTTTGGTCATGATTTAATGTAGCAGAACCATTTTGAGACGCATAACCAGTTCTTGATACAGTATAGGTAACATTTGTATTATAAGTACCAGAAACTGTATTACCAGAAGCAGTACCACCTGTAAAAGTAACAGTTGCATCCACTGGTGTTGGATTGACTGTTAATGTGTATAGAGTCGATGCCAAAACATAAGTATTGCTATAGGTATTATATATTAAATCTTGTGAAGTCTCTCTTGCATAACTCATAATTTTCCCTTGTATTCTTATAAATTATAATAATTTCTATGTATTAACTTTATATAATTTACAATAGCCGTTTGTTTGTATTTGCCCGCCTCCGCTACCGCAATCTGAGAAGTTTTTGCTTAAATCAATAACACACCATGAGCCATCAGTACCATTACTATATCTAGGGCCAGTATTCCCTGCACCCCAACTTCCACCAGGTCCATCGGTTTTCGCTGTTTGCACCCATACAGCAACATCTCCACCATTACCATAAGCGCCACCAGCGCCACCAGCACAACGATTATCTCCATTGCTGCCACCAGGACCACCGGCACCACCACACAATAAAGCAACATATAAGTGCCCTAAAGAAACATTACTTACGGAAAATGTATTTTCTGAGCTAAATGACCTAGACCATCCTGAACGATTTATGGAACTGTTTTGTATATAATTATCTAATTTGCCAGCAAGAAAACCACTACCTCCGGCACCATTGCTTGCGTCAATATGACAAGCATATCTACCATTATTAGCGGCACCTCCACCACCACCACCAGACTCATCGTGCCCAACGGCTCCTGTACCACCCCAATAATCTGTTGGACTTGGATAACCAGTTTTACCATTTTGCCCCATATCTGACCAATTTACTGGAGTTGTGCCATATGTACTTCCCCATAACAAGCATCTTGTATTTGCATATAAATATGTTACATAATATTTATACCCTCCAGGATGCCCATTGACCCAATCTCTGGAAAGCATAGAACCTGCACTCATAACTTCGATAGCATACCATCCATCTGCAGTTATATCATAAGTCTTATACTCATCTCCAGAAGCCGTTTGTAGTAACGTTGTTGAATAACTTGTTGGTTCTGGTAATCCGCCAGGGAGTTTTGCATTTAATGGTACAGATACACTAATATTAGATGTTAATGTTCTAGAACCACTTGCTGACACATAACCATTTTTGGAAACAGTATAATTTACAGTTGTATTATATGGAACGCTTACAGTATTTCCACTTACCGTACCTGTACTAAAAGTTACTGTTGCATTATTTGGAGTTGGGTTTATTGTTAAAGTATAGTAATTTATATTTAATGATATTGCTAAACTTTGATTGTTTGTAACGGAAATAACATTACTTTGTGTTGCATAACCAGTTTTTGATACTGTATAATTTACATTTGTTCCTGTCCTTACTGTTATAGAATTTCCAGATTGAGTATAACCAGAAGCTGTAAGTGTAACCGTTGCATCGGATGGGGTTGGATTAATAGTTAATGTACAAGCAACATCAAATGTGTTATTTTGTATAAATCCAATGGTTCTTCCAGTATCTGTGCCTTGGTTATTATAAAGAGGCATACCAACATAAATTGTAGTATTGTCTGTATAATATCTTATTGGATTAGCATTAGCATCTTTCCATGAATAAAGCCGACTTGGAAGACTCATTTTATTTTTACCTTATATTATTTTGAACCATTTTTCTTTATCCACTCATCAAATGTAAGAGGATTTTTAGTGTACCAACCTACTTCTGATTGTGGATAGTCACGTAGATATTGCATATAGTATAGAATATTTAAATATGTTTCTTCTGTGTCTGTTGTAGGTATTTCGATTACTTTTTGATCCCTATATCTTGAAACACGCCATTCTATATTATTTAAATAAGAATCTCTAATATTACGAATTTCTGCTTTTTGTTCATCTATTGTTGGTTGTGGTTTTTTTGGAGCATAACCAGCAACATACCAGCAACCATTATATGCTTGTTCTACTCTCATTAATGTCATACCAATTTCAATATAATATTCATCAGTGCATCCGGTACCTACATCAACTTCTTTTGTTTCTTCGTTTATAATTTTTGCATATCTTTTTTCTGACATATTATAATTCTCCTAAAAATTTTAAGCTGTTCTTCTCCATACATTTACAACATATGCAGGCGCTTGAACTGTATTTGAATTACCGTAGATTGAAGATGAACGAGATGCATCAAATGATTGCTGATTTACACGAACAGCATCGCTGCCGCTAGCATAGTCATTACCCAATCTGTCTTGTAAAAAAGCACCGCTTATACTTGATCCAGACGCTCTTGTGCCCGATAGTGTTCCAGTAATGTTAGGCAATCCTGCTGGTACTGTTTGAGTTGCAGTATAGGTTGTTTCTGTTCCATTTAATGTACCACTTGCTAATAAATATCTTCCTTCAATTTTTGTCCATGTTCCAAAAAACGATGCTAGTGGGCAAGTTGATTGTGTGCCAATATAAATAGAACCAACTGGATAAATAGCTGCTAAAACATCTTTAACAAATTTAGTAGTAGCTATTTGATTACCATTACTGCTTGTTCCTGGAGAAAAATTTAGTGATGCTTCTCTGTTTGTACCATCTGCTTTTAAATATAAAGAAGTATTAATTCTGTTTCCAGCTGTGTGTGTATGATTAGTGTCTGGATCTACAGCTATTAATTCTAATTGATTAATATTTGCTGTATTTGCTGTGTTTCTATATGTGTTTGTTCTACAATAACCTATTTCTCTTCCACCACTATCTCCGCAATAAAGCCCAGCATAGTTATTGTAACCAGTTGTAATTGATTGTGTTAGATCTACTTCTGGATTAATTGCTTGAAACATACTGGCTGATGTATTCTCTGAATTCCTTCCAGAGTGTTTAACTTGAACATGTTGATAAAATGTTTTAGTTCCACCTATATTTTGATCACCAGTAAGATGTACACTATTATTTATCCCGTTATTTACAGTATATTGTAAATTCGTAAAATCAAGTTGATCTACTGCTTGAAATACTGGTTTTATATAAAATGAAGTTACTTTACCACTTGTATAAGAAACATAACCACAAATAGCAGCTTCTCGTTTGTTTGATGTTGATATACTACTTAAATAATTGTAATTTGTTATTGGATCATAAATCAAATTGCTAAAACCATTTAAAGAATTATTAGCTAATCTTATTCCAATATTTGTTCCAGTGTTAGAAGGGACATCTGATACTTGGCAACTTGTTATCCCCCAAGCTGCATTATTAGGTGTATTATCTGTCTTAAATCCACGTGGAACTAAGTATTTTAAACCAGGCAAAGCAACTACACAAGAACCAAAAAAACTTAAACCATTATATATTTGGTCTACACTTGTAACTGTTCCATTGGTAATTGTAAGTTTTAATATTGGAAATGAATATAGTCTTTCTTCTTCTACACCTGTATTTACCCAACTTATTTTATTTGTTGTTCTATTATAAAAAGCTTTTCCATTTAGACTAGATGCATCTGTGCCAGAAATCATATTACCTAAAGAAATTCCATAATATCCAGATGTACCAGATGCATTACGGCGTACAAGATATACTGTTCCATTATTAGTATCAAAATTCATTGTTGTTTCATCTTGTGTCAATGTAGCAACACCAAACAATTTAGTTGAACCATTTACTCCATTTGGATAGTATATTTTACTTCCTGATTTTATTTTTAATGTTGTACCAGAAAGTTCATATTTTACATTTTCTGGTATTTCTGTTGTGCAGTTTGTAATATCTATAGGTCTTATGATTCTACCACCTGCTGAAGAACCATCATGTATTCTAATATTTTTTGTATCATTATCTATTGTAATTTCACCAGCTGCACCTGTAAAGCTATTGTTTTGTGCTGCTGTTCCACGTCTAAGTTTTAATTGTGTTGCCATTTTACTTCCTATAGATTTTTAATGTTTATCTAGTAACTATTTTAATATATCCTGTTATACCGGCTTGATCTGGATATCCTCCTCTACCACAATTAGCAGGTATACCATATGAACTATTTTCTGCACTTACATCTGTTGGGGTTGCTTTTACGTTACTTGCATCTGTCCATGAATGATATGCACCCGTAGTTGTACCAACAGAACCACCACCAGCATCATTGTCACCACCAGCGCCTCCGCCTCCGGCACCGCCATTTCCTTGCATGTTACCTTCACCACCGCCTCCTCCGGCGCCTCCACCTTGGCCTCCATTTCCGCCACCGCCATATGCTGCATGTCCAGGATCTCCACTATTCCATGCACCATCTGCTTTTCCGCCGTATAAAGATGGGAAGTTTACAGTATCCCCATTATTACCTGCACCACCACCACCATTCATATTTCCATTACCACCAGACGCACCAGGTTTAGATAAATTTGTATCATTTATTCCATTGAAATAATATCTACCTCCACCGGCTCCACCGCCACCGCCATATGTTGCTGTGCTAGAACCACCGGCACCTCCACCACCAGCACCTCCATTAACATAATATGTAAATAATATTGAATTAATATAAGTAGATAATGCACCAGCACCGCCGTTTCCACCAGTGCTACCGCTACTTGTACCACCAGCCCCACCGTTATTCCCGGCTCCTCCTAAAACAGCAGTAATTACTGTATCATTATTCACCGTGAAATCTTGTACTGTTAATTGTCCTTTACCACCGCATCCACCAGATGCAGAACCAACACTTGAACCTCCGGCACCGCCTGTAGCTCTCAATATCGCACGATAATTTCCACGAGGCAATGTAACATTATAAGTCCCAGCTGTACCTGTTTCGAATATTGTAACTCCTGGTGTTAAGTTTATTTGTACATTTATAGTTTGTGTTGAGTTTACTATTACATCATCTCCAACGGATGTGTAATTTGTTTTACTTACGTTATAATGCACACTTGTTCCATGAGCTACAGTAATTGAGTTACCAGATTGAGTATATCCTGCAGCAGTAAGTGTCACAGTAGCGTCAGAAGGATTAGGTATTACTGAGAAGGTATGAAGTTCTAACAATGAAACTGCGATATTATTATCTGTTGTTACTGTTGTTGTATTGCTTACTGTTTGATAACCTGATTTTGATACCGTATAAGCAACAGAAGTATTATTTGGAACTATTATAGAATTACCTGATTGAGTATAACCAGAAGCTGTAAGAACTACTGTGGCATCTGATGGAGTTGGAGTAATTGTAAGTATTGAACCTAAAGCTACATTGATTGTTCTTGCTTCTGTTACTGTAACTGTATTTGTGACTGTTGGGAATCCAGTCTTAGATACACTATAAGTTACAGGTGTTCCATAAGGTACTGTTATACTATTACCACTTACAAGATTATTTATATCATAATAGTTAGATGATGAGAAGTTTGTAAATCCATCTATTATTTGAGTTACTGCTTGTGATACTTGTCCAAAATCTATTGAGAATGTGACCGTTGCATCAGATGGGGTTGGATTGATTGTAAGTGTGCAACTTTGTAATGCTAGTGAAACCTCAGTTGTTCTATCTGATGTAATTAACACCGATGCTGTTTGCGTTACATAACCAGGAGCAGATACTGTATATGTTACTGTTGTGCCGGTTGGTACTAATGTTGAATTTCCTACAATTGTACCGGTATTGAATGTAACTGTTGCATTGGATGGGTCTGGAATAATTGTAAATAGATAGTTGGATAAATTATAGTCACTACCACCATTACCACCATTTTCTTTTGTTTTTCCTCCAGCTCCAACAAGATATGTTATATTGGTAGCCTGAGGAATGGTAAACCAATTTTCAAACAATTCACCAACACCACCAGCACCAGCAGAACCTGACCCACCTCCTGATCTACCAGCCACATAATAATTTCCTGGTGGAAGTGTAAAAGTTTCAGGTGTATCCATAGCATCTTCTATTAGATACATGAATTCCTTATCTGGTAAATACATAAAAGGATTTAAGGTAGTTTTCATTAGTATTCGCCACCGTAATTTCCAACTGTTTCAACTACGTTATTTATTTTTTGTACTCTAACTGTAAATATACCTGTTGTGTTGACATTTTGAGGAGTTTGTTCACTATCTATAATCCAATGATCAATTCCATTCCAACCAATTGCAGGTATAGAAGCTCCAACTTTTACATATATTTCAAAAGTTTTAGCTGTATTATTTTCCATTGCAGAACTTACATTTGAATGGTCTATTGTAATTTGAGTATTTGTTGTTGCTGTTACTTGATATATTGCAATTTTTGGATCTAATACGATATTTTGTGTTGCACTAGAAGATAATACTTTAATGTTTTGTTTGTTTTGTTTTTCGTCACAATATCCTTTAGTGGCTATAATTTCTGAAGCATTAAAGTTTGTGGTTGGTTCACCTTGTTTATAATATACACCATATTTTGTTACATATATACCATAATTTCTTGCATTACCAACACCAGCAGCTATATATTGCATTGGTATTGTTACGTTATTGTGTGCTGTACCATTTTGTTCAGTAAACGAGTATTGATTACATTCAGCAGATATTGCACAATTATTAGCATTTGGTGTTGTAGAGTCTTCTGTTGATATCATTGGCAAATAATTTATAACACTTGTAGCGATTATTGTTATCTGATCATTTGTTACAGCTGCTCCAGTATAACTAATACCATAATCGTTTATATCTTCTATTTCTTGACCATCTAAAACCCATTTTGTACCATTATAATTAAATTGATAAGTACCAGATAATATATCGTGGGTTATCAATTCATCATCATCTAATGTAAGGTTACTTAAGTGATCTGAACCAACTGTTATACTACTTCCACTTGTGTTTAATGTTATTTGACGGCTATAGCTTATTATTGATTTTACTGTATCACCCATCTTAAGAGCATTACTAAAATCTGTTTTTAATAAACCACCATTAGTTGATTGTGTTGTTATAAATTCAAATTGTGCTCCATGTTGACTATCAGTGTAATATTGCGGAGAAGTAGATGGAATAAAGTTTGAGTTAAAATAAGAATTATCGTAATTTGTTGTAAATGATAAAACACCGCCACTATTACTTACATCAGTTATGGTTATTTCAATAAATGGAGAAGTAGAATCACCAGAAGGTCTTATATTTGTTGTTATTATATCACCTATACTATATCCTGATCCAAAATCTAATCTATTTGTGTTTAAAACATATATAGGATCATTAGAAGCTGCTATTTCCCATCCTTGACTTGTAATATTTGATAAACTTCTATTCGCAAATTCTGCATTATCTATTGAATTTGTTATATAAGAATAAACAGCATGTGTGGTAGGATATTTTGTATCGCTTGTTCTGTTTTCGGTTATGTTTATTGCTTTATTTTCTGTAAATTCATAATCTGTAAATCTAAAACCATGATTATACATATCATTTACTTTGGAAACTGCCATCGATGGAATTAAATTTGACCAATCATTATATAAAAGTGGTTTATTTCCATTAATACTGTTATGTATTGTTTCATTTGTAAGATCTGCAGTATTTATATTAGATGTATCTCTATATGCCAATGGTTTATTACCTATAACATCTATTTTCCCAAATGTTTCTGCACTTATTCCAAAAGTTGCACCATTAGTGTCTGTAAATGTTGTTGGCCAACCAGCAGGGATTGAATTTATTGTTGTACTATCATAGTTTGTTGTAAAGTTTGCAATAGCTCCATTTTCTTCAACGGTTGTAACTGTAATTATTATTGGAGATCCTGATATTGGCTCAATACCTGTATTTATTGTATCATTTTCACTATAATTCTCGCCAGGATTTGTCATTGTAACTATTACATTACAAAATCCTGCTTCAATATCAGAATGTATTGTTAAACTTGTAAGATCCGTATTGTTTACATTTGTAGTATCACGATAAGCCAAAGGTTTGTTACCATTTAGCCCAGTGCCATCATGAATTACATCACTCACTAAATCTGCTGTGTTGATATTTGTAGTGTCACGATAAGCTAAAGGTTTATTGCCTGGCGCTTCTATTGTTTCACCATTTTCTTCAATTGTGCCATTGTGTTTTGTTTCATCTACTAAATTTGCAGTATCAATATTTGTGGTATCTTTATAAGCCATTCCATATAAATCTAAAATAGCTCTAGCTACACCGTAACCTTCTGCTGTTGCTACTAAGTTTGATAGATCTGCATAAGCTAAGTTTTTACCTTTATGCCACATATCACTGCCCTCATTATCTTCGTCTCTTTCGGCAAGTAATTGTGTATTAACATTGGCCATATCAGCTCTAGCCATATAAATACCACCAGCTCTATTGTTTCCAATATGAAGTCTGATTGTTGGAGCTCCAGCTGCTGAAGTTGCTCTAGAATTGTTATTTTCAGAGCTGGCAACACCACCACTACCAAGGTCTACTACTATTTCACCTTCTACACCAATGAATTCATCGTTTTCGCTGGTATTTCCTCTTCTAAAACTAATTGCTTCTGCCATGTTTTATTTCCTTAAAAACTTATTCTTATACTACACAAAACGTTATCTCTATGATTTTCTAAATTAGGTCTTTTATCTATAATTTTACCTAAACAAAAACCACTGCTTTCTGTTGATGCTTTACCATCTTCAAATCTTGATAAATAAACTCGATCTCCAAAATGTGGCACACATTTGTCATCAAATATAACTGGAACTTTCCCAACTAATGCTACTGGAAGATAATTTGCTGTTTTCTTTTCACCTAATATATATCCAGGTTTATCAGAAATAACACCATTACATTCAACTGATGCGATTGTTATTTCTTTCATTCCAGAGCCCATGGTAATTAAAGTACCAGCTGGATATATTTCATCAGATTCATAATATTCGGCCAAGTCTCCCCATTGCGCTCTGTATGCTGTACCACTAAATCCAACACCGCTAACTGTACTTACTATTTGTTTTGTAAATTTAGTATGTGTATCAATAATGACTGGATTGCTAGCAGACTCTCCTGGGTTACCATCAATTCGTGTTTTTTGTACATAATTTAGTTGAAGATTTTTTGGGCAGACTGATGTAATTTCACTAACACCAGAATTTGCACTTACATTCCCTGTTTCATTATTATCTGCATATCTTGTTGTACCATATTCTGCATAAGAAGCTTCATTGCGTAAATCTAAAGCTAATTTTACTGAACTATTTCCTTCTCCAACACCAGTACACCAACCAATAAAGCCTTCTGTTTCAATTATGGTAAATTTACCTCTACGATCTCTTGGTTCTGTTGATGCATTAAATCCTGCTGCTGTACAATAATTATTCCAAACAGTTGTTGAGTCACTTGTATGGTCTATATCAACATATAATGGTTTATTTAACCAGTTTACATCGTGTTCAGAAGCTCTACCAGAAGGAAAGTTCCATATTTCATTATTGTCAGCAACATAACCATATGAAAGTTTTATACGAGCAATATTTTCTGCTGGGTAACTTTCTTCTTCATCACCTCTTCTTGTACAATACCAATATTCAAATCCTTCACTACTTGCAATACTATTACCACCTTTTGGGGTAACATCTGAAATTGCTGCAACTGCGTGTGTTCCTTCTTCGGTGTTTGACACAGTACAGTAGAAAGTTTTACCATTTTTTTCATAGTGTAAAACATCTCCAGTAACATAATCAGCACCTCTAAATGTTTCACTTAGTTGTACGTAATATTCATATTCATATAAGAAATTTCTAATATTACCAGCAAAACAAACTGAATTACCGACTTTCAAACCAGTTAATACACTAGTTACAGTACTTGCGCCTGGCTGTGTATTTAATAATCTATCCCCGTCAGCTAACACAAATTTTCCAATGTTACTATCCCAAGATACAACCATATAATTTTTACAAGACGCATCAAAATTTTCTGGAGCCAATGAAATTTTATCATCATTTGCAGTTAAATAAGTCCATTTCCATGTGTATCTAGGAATACTATCTGTTCCAATTTGTGTGCTTTCTAATGTTCTAATTGCAAGAGCTGGGGCATTTGACATATTGAAATTATCAACCAAATAAACATTATAAGGATAGATTGATGTATTATTCATAGCTGTCATATTTTCTAATTCTTCATTTGTAGCAATTTCTGGAATACTATGAGCATCTTCAGGACTACATGTTATATCAGCTACGTTCCCTAAATTACTTAAAACCAAATTAAAATATAATTTTACAGCATTACCTACTCTAGATGCGTTTGTTGCATATTTTTGTATTGGTTCTGATAAATTACCAATGGCAAACAATATACCTTCTCCGCCTTGTTCTGTATTTTGATCTTTTACGTATAAACCAATTGAACCTATTGTGTATTCTTCTACTCTTGATCCATTTAAATAACCAACAGTATCTGAGTCAACCAATAGTGTAAATTGTAAACCAGCATTCCCTAGACTTTTTCTCCAAGTAAGAGTTTTATTATTTGTCAAAGAAAAACTTGCATCGCCTAATGAGGTATCTAAAACAATATCTCCAGCCCTTATAAAGTCTGAATTTGTCCAAGATGTAAGGGGTATACTAGGATTTACTATATTCCCTGTTTTTACTTTTACACAAGAAATATCAAATACATATTCTCCAGTTCTCATATTGGCTAAAGCATCTAATCCAGCATCAGTAACTGTAAGAGAATAGTTGGGATCTAAAGTTTCAAGCACCCAGTTGGCACCATTAAATAATTCAATAGACCATAATGGAGTTTCCATATCAGTCATATTTACATATGGATCATTAGCAATAGCAACTTTTGTACCAGAGGCTACATCATCACCGCTAAAAACACTATTTCTGTCTGCTCTAGTTGGGAAAAAGTATTCTGGACTTGTTACTAAATTTAAGGCTTGCGTTTTTGATATTTTCATATTTTATACTCTTATGTCCTCGATTGACGATTTGGGTCACTTGTTAAGAAATGTGTTTCGTAAGGTATTGGTTGACCGCTCATAAAACCAAATAAAATTGAACCATTAACTGTTCCATCTTCGTTTATAGAAAATATTGTTTCATTTCCGAATCTATAATTTGCTATAACCCTGTGTATATATAGAACTGTTGAGGCTATTTTATAGAACTGTGAAAAAAATCTTTCTAATGAATCATTTAATGCAGAAGAACTTTTTGGTGATAATGTTACTTCTATATGATTTGTTGGATAGTAATTTGGATCTCTTTCCCATTCCCACCATTGATACCATTTACCTTTTACTGGGTCTTTTACATAACCATAATCTCTATCTTGAGTAACTAATCCACCTTCGTTTATTGTTACTCCAAAATCTTCATCTGGTTCTCCCATTGTCCAAGGATACGGTGAATTTGGTGTACCTTCTGATACTAAACCATAATCTGTTACATTTAATCTATATTCAGTATGATGTACAGCTCCTAATTCTTCTTTTGTAAAGAAATCAACATATTCTTTTATAGTGTTTGCTTCTGCCAACGTTTGAGTTTGAGCCTCAATAAAAAGTACACCACCAGAACCGTTTTGCATTGTTGTTGGTGTATTTAATGATTCAATTGGATCTGTACCTGTTGTTGGAGTAAAATGGAATCTTTTAATTTCTCCAGATAAATTTACCTCATCAACATAAATTTGAAAATTATTTAAAGATTGGTTACCGGATGCAAATTTTAATATATCTCCAGCATGATAATTTCTTGATATATTAGATGCTATATATATTAAAGTTATTTCATCGTTATTATGTGGTGTTCCAACATAACTTATACCATAATTAGATAAGTTCACATATTCACTATCATATACCCATCCAGAACCATCATATTCAAATATTTTTGTATAATTTGAAATGGATGGATAATTATTTTCTAGTGTTTCTTTATTTACATTTAGTCCGGTTAGACTGCTTCCTTGTGTTTGTTCAACAGTTGCTAAGCTTGAAAGAATTTCATTTAAAGATAAATTATAATTAAATTTTTCAGGTCCAACATTATGAATATTCATAAACATATCTGTATCATATGGAAACAATATTGCATTAACATCTGTACCATTTGATGGACTGTTTATTAGTAGCCTTCCATTTTTTTGTGTAAATACATTTTCTCCAGATTTTGGTGAATAGTCATATTGTGTTATAATATTTCTTGTACTATCGTATCCAGTTATTTCAACTTCAAATTCTCCATTGTTTTTACTATATGTGTATTTTACAGTTATGGTATTACCTGTGTCAGGGACTCCTTGATATGTGATTCCGTATTCTGACATTACAGTGTTTGGTGTATCATTAAATACCCAAGAAAATCCATTGTATTTAAATATATATATACCATCTTCCGTTGGGTGTAATTTGTTTTCAAACACTTTTTTATTTATTTGTACATTGCTTAGTGTTTGACTATTTACTGTCACATAAACAGAAGAAGCAAGTAAGCTAGAAAAGATAGATGTTTTAAATTTAACACCTTGGCTCACATGTTCATTATATAAATTATCCAAAGTTAGAATATAATTGATGTTTGCTTTTTTGATCTTTACCCAACCATTGCCGCCACCGGTAGAAGTAAAAGTATTGTCAGCCACTGAATGATTCCCACCCTGTGCACCTCCATTATTTACACCTCTATATGATCCACCACCGCCATTTCCACCATAATATGTTATATTTTTACCACCTTGTGATTCAGTGTCAACATTAATAACAGGAGTAGAAACACAGTTTCCTCCATTACCACCTCTAGCTTCTCTTTCTAGACTATTATTTATTAATATTGCAGATGAACCACCGCCAGAACCTGTTGCTATTGTATCATATTTTTCAAACCATATCCATTTACGTTGAACTCTTATTGGTGTACCTTTTGCTCCAGAATGATAACCTATACCAGGATCCCCACTATCATATGGAGTATGACCTCTTGCATAACTTCCTTTTGCGCCACCACCTACATAAATTTTCACAACAGATTCTTGTGCTATATAGAAAGTACCACTTAAAAATTCACCATTATAACCATTTTCAGAAGGAATATCTGCAGTATCTCCAACAGTAGAATCAGCAGCACCACCAGCGCCTCCGCCACCAGACATTTCATAGAAATAAAATCCAGGTTGAAGTTTTATTGTATAAGGAGCATCACTTGGCGTTCCATTATCAAATATGTAAGCATCTGAATATTGTATAGCACTATGTATTGTGCAAGAAATATTGTCTATATTTCTTGTAACTTTGGCATTTTTAAGATAATATTCACGATCATCTTCTTCCCATTTTCCTATTGGATCTGTCCCCTTTTTTTGAGATAAGTTTACTCTTATGGTATTATAATCCATATTGTCTTTTGTAAATGTAACAGAACCAGGATATCCTTCAACTTGACACAACATTGATTGTCCAAGTGGAAGTCTTTCACTGATTCCAATAAGATCTGTACTAGGATCACATGTATAATTATATGAATATCCATTTGATTTAACATCAAAGCAAGCATTATCTCCAACACTAACTATATCATAATACCCTGTTGATATATCTAATTCACCAATTGTTTCATTTACTTGTGGAGCTATACTTGTTATTTGACCGTAATTATCAGTATTTGTTACTTTTACTTTGACATTTGTTAATTTTCCATCTTGTTGGTCTTTTAATAAATATTGTTCATTTATTTTATAACCCAACCCGCCTTGATTTATATTGGTTATTATTTTTGTTATTGTTTTTTTGGAATTGGGTGATGCATTGTTTCTTATAGTAAATAATTGCTCTAAATTTTCTAATCCAATACTTGTGTCTGAAATATTGAATATGTTATAAGAATTTTTTGTACCCAATATTCTATAAAATGATGTTAATTCTTCTAGTATTGCTCTTTTTTGAAGTAATGATTTATTTTTTAGATCTATTTTGCTACCAAGAAATTTTAACAACTTATCAATATGTAAAGAATCTACTTTTGATAAATTTCTAATGTTTCTAAGTCTTTGTATTTCGTCATGAAATTCATCAAGCAAAAACCTTTGAAAAACTTCTAATATTTCTGGTATTAATTTTCCACTTTTATCAAAGTCACTTAAATATTCAGTAATTTTTCTACATTCTGGTACTAATAAATAAAATTCACCATCTCTATAATATCTCGCAATTGGGTTGTTTAATCCCAATGCTTTTATTTTGTTTTTATTAAAATTATCATCTACAATTAAAAATTCTGTATTATATTCATCTGATGCTAAAATAAATCCAGTACGAATATCATCAATTATATTCACTACATTATCTTCAAACACTAATTCATAATTATAATCTAGCGGTAATGTTTTAAAATAATCATCATCAGGCCCATATGTTAAAAATCCTCTTTCTGTCGCAAAATTTAATGTCTGTGTTGAGTTTGGCAACACAACATATTTTATAACATCATCAGATGTATATTCATGATTTATTATAATTGATTCATTTCCGGTACTAACATAAATATCTTTGTTTGGAATAAGATAACCATTTTTGAATATTAAATATCTATCTCTATTATAACTGCATGGTATTGTTGTCCCGCTTGGTGCATTGAAATAATCAATATCTAAATTTGTTTTACAAGAATATATTACAACACTATGGAAATCATCTCCAGGTATTCTAAATCTCAATGCTATGGCTGAATTTTTTTCTGCCGTATATGTTATTGTTATAATATCATTTGTGTTTGGTCTTTTTGAAACAGTAATACCATAATCAGATAATTCTACTACTACACTTGAATCGCTTATTAACCAATTTTCTCCGTTATATGTAAAAGAATAAACTCCAGTTGTTCTTGTTTGTGTTTCAAAAATTGATTTATTAACGTGAACATCGTTATAACCTAACGAATCTCCATATGTATATGTTAGTGTTATTTTATCGTTGTTTAATGGAATCCCCGTATAACTAATTCCATATAGAGATAAATTAACTGGTTCTCTATAATGTTCCCAATGAGCGTTTGCATCTATATTGATCGTAATTTTATCGTTTGCTATTGGGTTGCCGACATAACTAATACCGTATTCTGCTATATTATCTATTTCTTGATTGTCGAGTGTCCATTTTGTTCCATTATATATAAATTCATAAGTGCCTGCAGTTTGTATTTGTTCGTTAAATTCTGCAAAATCAACAACTAAATCAGTAAGATGTTCAAAACCAACCGTAACACGGGCACTGCTGTTATCTTTGTATGTAAATTCTCCAATATAATCATGTGTTGGGGAAAAGTTTTCTTCTAATATTTCAACATCAACAGTTAAATCACTTAAACTATCTCCTTGTGTTTGTTCTACTGTTGCTACACTTGGATATGGAGTACTTTCAACACTATATATTAAAGTACTAGCTGCATCTTGAGTAAGTAATTCATATTCATAATCTTCTAATAATCTTCCATCAACAAATACCAACAATTTATTTGGTGATAAGCCTTGAAGCCATTCACCATTCATATCATATTTTTCAATGATTGTGCCAAAATTATCTAATACAACATTAAAATTATATACTTTAGCGTCATTGTAACCATAAGTAAGTGTAATATATTCAGTTGATTCCTTATATATATTTAATTCACGGTTTACCAATGAATACATTCTATTATCTACAGCCTTTCCGTCAATAAAACACAATATTGGCATTGTATTTTGATTGACTTTTACACCACCTTTAATATATATTTTGTTTAGATCTGATATCATTTTGTATTACTTATAAACTGTTGGTACTATTTCTTTTATTACTAAGTCACTATCATGTAAAATCAATAATTCATTGTCTTCACATGTAATATCTTCAAGTGGATAAGCCACTGAAAATCTTTTTATATTTTCTACTGATTGAACTGCTTTCCAAATCTTATTTATTGGAATATTTTGACCAATAAAATAAGGAGTTATTTTAAACACATCGGCAACAGCTTGTCTTATATTAACTTCAACAACATTTGTGTTTATATTGTCTTCATATTCAACATTTAAGATTATTTTTACATTTTTTAATCTTGGTTGTTTGAATTCCATATATGTAGTAAAATGATTATATTCCTCTATAATTGGCTCATCTAATCTTTGGGTTTCACTCAATGTATAACTGTTACCTGTTAGATTTGCAAAAATATCAATAGCTGGAGAAGATGAAATTATTATTTTTGCACCACTACCCGGATCTTCTTGATTTAAGTGTAATAATTCTAATCCGTTTTCGCCAGTATCTATTTTTGTATTGTCTGCCATTACAAGATTTGACATTGTTTCTTGTATTGATTTAGAATAATACACAGATACTTGTCCATTTCCATTATTTGCATTTGCATTTTGAATAAGAACATGAAAATAAGATTTTCCAGTTCCATCAGCGGAATCAAAATCTATATATAATTTTTCACCTGTTCTATATCCATTTATTGTACCAGCACCTATAACTTCAACATTGTAAGAATAATATTTTATATCTTCTGGAAAAGCTGGGATATGCATCTTTACTTTATCATTTGATTCATAATCTATTAAAGATACACCTCTACTGTTATGGATATTTAAGTTTTCATCTACAGTTGATACTCTAAAATATCTTTCATCTTGTCCTGGTTCATGCCAGTTAGTGTTTGTTAAAGTCCAAGTGTTTGTTTCTGCATTATATATTTCTTCCCAAGGATATGTTTTTATTTTTTCTAAATTGTTATCATATTGAGCATTTTGATAATAATATCTTTTTTGACCTGCATTACATGAAACATTTAATTTTGCACCAGCTCCAGAATGAGCGGGTGTTGTTGTGGTTGGGTGATAAATATAATCTGTATTATCTAATATACCAGAAATGTTTGTATCGAATCTGCCAAATTGTATTGCATTATCATTACTTATAAAATCAACACTTTTTATTGATCCACTATTTGTTCGCTTGGAAACTCTTAATGCTTGATATATTCCAGTTCCAGAACCACTATATACAATACTTCCGTTTATTACTTCTCCTTGATCATTCGCTGGATAATGACCTGCAGAATATTGACCATTTTCTTCAATACTTAAATTCAAAATTTTTCCAGCAGGATCTGTTTGTGTAATTTTTAATTTTGCAAAAATATCATCTGTCCCACCAGTAAGTGTAAATATCTCACCAGTAGAATATCCAGAAGTCAATGGTGGTTGTCCTGCAGCAGGCTCAAGCAAAGTAAAACTATCAATTGAATATGTTGTTGGTTCTACTTCTGTTACTTTTATTTTTGCATTATGACTACTATCAATTCCTGGTATTTCAAACCAGTCATTTACAGCGTACCCACTTGTTGAAGAATCGTTATAAACAGAATTTATATAGTAATAAGCATTATGGTATCCCCAATATTGTGTTGGATATTCTTCTCCATCTATTTTTACTAAAATGCTTTTATTTTGTGTACCCTCGCTATTTGCAGATGCTGTTGTTAAGTATACAATATCTGGTTCAACGATTCCAGTATCTGTTGTAAATTGTCTTCGTGGATCTGTTGTTTCTGATAATGGAGAATAAACCCATGCATAATAATCATCATTGTTATTTGCATATAATACTTTTATACCTGGGATTATCATATATTGGCCAAATGCGCTCAACGTTTCATCTTGTAAAGAATATATTTCTAAAACGTATCTAGTATAGGATTGCCATTGATCATATAATACTGTGGATTCAGAATTTATTTGACTATCTGTTAGTTCAATGTTTGGTTGATATAAATTTGTTGTATACCAATCTGACCAAGCATGTTCTGTACCTGTAACATTTAATTCTAACTTATTTACGTCAATTATTCTTTTCCAATTGATATTATTTCTTACGTGATCAATTGGCGCTTTTGTTGGTGACTCGTTTGTAGCGAATAAAGCAAATCTACCAGGACAATATTTCAATAAATCCAATGTTCTTGGTGCTCTAAAAGAAATTGCGGAAATTGGTGTTGGATTGCTACTTAAAAATTCAAAATATATTTTGATTGGATTTGCAAAGCTTACATTTTTAGCTCTATCTTCTTTATTAAAACCATCCCAAATAAATGTAAAATTATGCTCATTACTTCCACTTTCATATGGTTGAGTAATAAGCGGGTCTGGATCTTCTGTATTGTATTTCAATATCGTTGTTATATTACCAGTCCAAGATCTTATTGGGGAGTCTATATCTGAAGAACCAAAATTATCTAAAAATGTAACAGGAACATTTCTTTTAATTCTTTCTAAAATACCTTGTTGGCTGGCTACATCATCATAATCCCAAAAATTAGCTTTATCACCTGATATTCTATTTTTTGCGTTACTGGCTTGTACAAATGATTCTCCAATGTCATTAAATGGATATAAAGAATCATTATAATCATTCACACTTGGATCACACGTTAAAATACCAGTCCCAAATCTATCACGATACCGCATTCTTTTTGTGTCATCTAAATTATATATAAAATCAATACTATAAGAACCTGGGAAACCTTTTATTGTGCCAATATTTCCTTCGAAAACATAAGGATTATATAATAAATCTTCCCCTGCTACTTCTAAATTTGTAACGCTGCCTAATGGTTTATAGTCATAATGTTGAAGTTGTTTAATTCCTGTATAGAAAACAGTATTCATCATAGATTTATCATAATAACCATTATATTCTGATTCTTCATATTCTCCCCAAACATTACAAGTTATATAACCACATTTGTTGATTAGTAATGCTTTGTAATCTTCTCTACTTACAGCTCTATTACCTGATGCAAAAACATATGGCGATGTTTCTTTAAGTACATCAAGAGATTGCATATTATAACCACCGCCTGCAACTGTGGTGTTTTGACATTCAACTTGTAATGGTACACTGTTTCCTTCATAATAATGATAAACAGGTGTAACCAATTGAATATCTATATTGTCACTAGCAATGTTTCCATCTTCACCGTCATTTGATACAAATTGAATTTCTACTGCTGATCCTGCTCTTGGCAAAATACCTGTAGAATTGTTTCCGAATTTTATATATGCACGTCCATCTGGATCCATACGTAATATTACACTTTGTAATTCAGTATTATCTATTGCATTATTTGCATTTAATGGTAAAAATGTTTCGTTTGTGCTCCATTCTTCACCATTTATAAAAACTCTTACAGTGTTTAGATTGCATGTAAAATCTTGAGAAAAATATATACGTTCTTCTTGTTTGCCGCTAAATGTACTTTTATATGTTTTATATTCACCTTGTATGAGAGTTATAAGTTTTTTATTAGCATTTGCAAAATTTATCGGGTTTGGATTATAAAATTTTATACCTTCAGCATCCCATACACAATGTTCTGGTATTGATAAATTGGTAACACCTAATAAATTTTTTCTTTCAACATACAAACTGATTTGAGAAGATACTTTACCATGCAATTTATTCCCTAATGTTTCTGCTAATTGATAAATACCAGCTTCAGAATAAACAGTATCAGTATAACAATTTGCCATTGCTGATACTAAACTGTATTGTAACATTGACCCATAGCCAGCTAATGTTTGCATTAATGAAGTTGCAGTATCTGATGGATACATTGCTTTAAATGTTTGTGATTCATCTAGTGTCTTATCTATTAAGGCAGTTTGTAAGGTGCTTGGATCATAAATAATTGAATCTAATTTCATTTTATTACTCTGATATTTTTTGTGTAAAATTACCTACAGCATTGTTTACTCTTGGAACACGAAAAGTTACATTTATTGAATATGAATGAACATCTAACTTTTCCAGTGTAACATCTGATGGATTTAATGTTATTCTTGGTTCCCATTGTAAAACATCTTGATATATAAGCATTGTTATTTCGTTTAATGTAAATGTTGCACTTTCAAACAATAAATTCCATAAATTAGATCCATAACCTCTATTAAAAGGAACAGATCCTATTTTTGTTGTAAATAGTCTACTTAATGATTGGGCAATAACTTTCATATCCTCTAAGCAAGCAGGATCTGAGTTTATTGTATAATCTTTATTTAAATCTACATACATTTTTCTATGGGAGTTATGTTGAATCTATAGTAAATAGAACTAAATTTCACACGAAACAAACTTATTATTATATTGTTGCTGGATTGCAATTACTTACGGTTGCAGGAGTTCTTGTTACAATTGTTGAAGCAGCTAAAGTTAAATCAGCTATTTTATCCATTATATCTGTTATCATTGTTTCTATAAATTCTTGTATGGCTTTTATGGCCTTAATAACTTCTGATATATCTCCCCTTATCTCTTCTATTGCTTTTTTTACTTTTTTAAATGCTTGATACACCGGAGAATTTTCTAAATCTTTTTCATCTCCTTCTAATTCTTTTTGTTTTTCTTTAGCCCATTTTTTTATTCTTTCAGCTAATTCTCTAAGTTGTTTTTCAGCGTATTCTCTGCCTTCTTTTTTTATTCTTGCTATTTCAGCATCCCATTCATCAAACTGATTTGTGCAAGCATCTGTCATAGGTGTTTTTGATTCTGCCATAATTATATCCTTTTATTCTACTGTTATTTTTTTTGATGTTACATCTTCATAGGTCATTGGTGAATTTGGGGGGCTTGTTGGCATTGCTAAATTACCAGAATGAGTATGTGTATTAAATATTGTAATAATGTTTTGTAGCAACATTGACAATTTTCTTCCTAATACTGCTGGTTCATCTGCATTACTACCTATTTTTATTTTACCTTGAACATCAAAAGTAAGATTGCCATTCCAAATCATATGAAATACGTTATTGATTTTTTCTACACCAATAAATTCACCATTTTTTGTATATATACCATAATTATTTAAATATTCTGATCCAGATGGCGCTATTTGTGTTTTTGAATATAATGTACCTAAATATAAGATAGAATTAGGATTATTATTTATCATTAGCACTAATACTTTGTTTCCAACTTCTGGTACTGCATGAGAAATATCAGAATCACCAAAGCCTAAAAACGTTGGTCCAACTCTGGCGGCCCATGGTAATAAATCATCTGCAATATTGTCATGAATTAAAGATATTCGAACTTGCACTCGATATGCGTTTTCTGGATCTTTGTTGTTTACAACTGTTGCTATTGTGAAAGGATTTGTAAAAAAATTTTCTTGAACTCTTGTATCTTTCATTTTTAATAACTTTGTTTGCTTGTTCCATTATATCCGGATGTACATAATATTACTTCTGTGTTTATCCCAAAATTTGTTATTGTCACATTTAAAGAACTAATCATATATCTACAATTTAAAGATTTAACTCTTGTATTTTCGGCACCGTTTGTTGTTGGAATCAATGTAACAACTTCTCCTAAACGCATTGGAGCATGATATGGACAACTTAGTACAGCACTTGTGGAAAATAAACTTCTAATTCTTTTATTTTGTTTTTCAGCTAAGAAATAATGGCTATGAAAATTACCAACATCAAATTCCATCATGTTTTCAGTAACACCCTGTGATAATTCTTTATTTATATTTACTATTTCAGTTACTGCTCTGGTTTTATTCGCATTTTCAGATATTATATTATATCCAAGCAAATCGAATCTATGATTTTTACCACCATACCCATTATTTTTAATATTTTCTAACCCAGTATTTGTTCCATAAGTTATACTTTTATAGCGATATATTTTATTTTTACTATCATTAGGTGTTTGATCCCCATATTCAAATGTTTTATTTTCTTTATTGTTATAAAATAAATCGCCCAAATCCTTATAATATAGTTTACGTAATCTATCTATAAACCAAATCATGCAAGAATTTGTACTACGCCATCCATGTTTTGCTACAAGGTTTAACCATGAACCGGTATTTACTTCGGATGGAACCCATAATTGGATATCATTAGTTTGATCTATTTCACTATTTAGATTATTTATTTTTGCAACATTTGAAAATACTTCAGATGATAATCCATATATTGCGTATTTGTTTGCACTTCTGAAAAATTCATAAAAATCCAAATATCCTTCTAAGGTTATATCGCAAAAATTTTCACTTCCTTTTATTAATACTGCACTAACTCTAAATCTTAATGTTTCTTTTGTTTTATATAGTTTGTTTTCAATAGTTACAATAATCAAACTTCCATCAACTATTGGTGTTTCACTAATAAATTGATATGTTGTTGTAAAATTTGCTTTACACACAGGGAAGCCGCTAAACATATCTTCTGTGTATATAAAATAAAAGTTAGCAGCTATTCGTTTATTTAATAGCTCTATATTGTTTATTGAAAAAGTAACATCATAAACATCACTAATAATCATTTCTAATTCAATTCAATTATTTTATCTATTTTTGATTCTGTATTATTTTTTGTATTTGATTCACTTTCTGTTGTTGCATGATTTGTTAAAATATCTTTTTCAAATGTATAAAAAATTTTATCATGAACAAAATCTTTAAATGGATCTTCTAAACAACTAGATAAACACATATACCACCATAATTTAGTGTTTCCATATTTTAAATATGATGTAGAATCCGGTTGCCCATCTTGTGTTTCATCAATATAATATTTACTATGTTGATTATCGAGATTATTTAATTGATAAACCAAATCTGTAAATAATCTTTTTATGCCTTTATTTATATCTGATACATTATTTCCTTTTGGATCTGTTATTGTATCAGAAAACCAATAAGAAAAATCTTGATAATCACTTGAAAAAATATCTTCCAATCCATCCTCCATTAATATAGTTAATTATTTTTTACCCTATTATACTACCAGTCAAAGCACCAATACCTGCTCCCAAGGGCCCCAAAGCATTACCAATCATAGCGCCACGAACAGCATTATCTGGTATTGAGCCTGTAATATCACACATACCAGCTGGTTCTACTTTTTTCTGATCTACTTGTTTATCATCATCATTATATATCTCATTAGTTTCTAAGTTTAACATTTTGTCATAAACACCAACAGTTAAACCAGCTACCGTTTCAATTGTTAGAGATATTACTGCAGTTTGTGGAAGTAGTTGGAATTTTCTATGTGCACCATTCTCACTTGAATCATACCAATTATGTAACACTTGTTGTTTTGTGTTCGGATATGTTACTGTCATGTCTGTTATTACAGCCCAATCCAGTAATAACATACCACCTATTTGTATAGTGACTCTATGTAATCCTGTTTTACTACCTAAGAATGAAGCACCCCATTTTTGTGCTGTTTCTAACCATGTTTCTTTATCTTCTCCATTTGTATCTCCGCTTTGTTTTGCTTCTATTGTTGCGGGACCAGGGGTTATTGAATATAAAGATGTCCATGAATTTGTGCCACCTGGTAATATTACTCTCCCAAAAGCAGCCAATGCTTCTTGTAAATTTATTCCACTATTTGAGTCAACATCATCAAAAATAGGTATATCAAGTTTTATTTGTAGACTTTTTGGTTTTTGCCATATTCTTGTTGTATCATAAGCACTAGCCATGCTTTCACTTGAAAACAAAGTACCAATAAGTCCAATACTTCCACCTGCTATGTCAGATTTTGATGGTGGGCCATATTCTCCACCTATACTATAAGTAAAACTATTTGGAACTTGGGCTCTTATTATTGTTTCTTTGTAATTAGGGTCTAATTTATTATCTTTTGTTCCATTACGCAACCAAAAAGTTACAGTATGAAAAGATTTAAAAGCTGAATTATTGTGATATTTGTTTATTAAATCTAGACAATAATATTTACAATTGTTTTTTATTTTGTTTGGGTTTTTTAATTCAGCAGGGCCACTTGTTTGTTCATAACCATTTGTTTTGTAGTTCCAAACAAACTTACTTTGTCTTTTTTCAGTGGTTTGATTGTTTATTGGATATGCGTATGCCATTTATTATGCTCCCATTGGATTTGTTATACTCATGTTTATATATCCAGAACCACTTTGCGGATATGTGGCATTACCACCAAAATAGCCATTGCCCATTATCATGTTTGCATATTGTCTATCTAGATCTGATTGCGTTGATGCACTTAGACTTGTTGCCAATTCAGATAATAGTTGAACAACAACATTCATTTGGTCACTTACATTGGCCATTGAAATATTATTTTGTCTATTATATTCATTATTTGTTTCCATTGAATGTTTTTCTAGTTTAGCTTGGGTTTCTTCTTTTGCGTTTCGTTCATATGTTGTTCCGTTTGCCAATGATACACTTCCAACAGCATTTTCCGCTTCTTTTTCTTTTAATGCTTTTGCTGTCATTGCCCCAATTCCACTAAAATCACGAACTTCTGAAACTGGTTGCGCTGCATCTGTTATATTTTCACCCATGCTTTTTTGTGCAGTTGCATTGTGAATATCTTTTGCTGCTAATGCTGCATCTAACGCTATTGATGCACCTGTACCTATGCCAGGTATTGTACTTGCCGCTCCAGATGCTACTTCTAATGCTGCACCGCTCCAATCTCCTTTTAATGCTCTTCCAACCCCAAAAACTAAACCCGATAAAAGACCTATGCCTGGTATTTTTTTTAATAAACTTTTACCAACTGCTTTTGCTCCTGTTTTTGCTGCAGCTTTGCCAACACTTTTTGTTGCAGCTTTCCCGGCTGCTTTTGTTGCAGCTTTGCCAGCTGCTTTTTCCGCTGCTTTTTCTGTGGTTTTACCTGCGGCTTTGCTTGTAGCTTTAGCCGTGGTTTTGGATGCTGTTTTTTTGGATGCTGTTTTTGTTGTTGCTTTTTTCTTTGTACTTTTTTCTGTTGTTTTTGTTGTGCTTTTTTTCGGTGTTCTAGGAGATTTTGTTTTTGCTTTTGTTTTTCCCCTTCCCCATTTTTTTTGTATCCAATCTCCAACTTTTCTTAAACCCAATTTTTTTAGCAACCATCCTGCGCCACTTGCTAAAGCAGATCCTAATAATGGTCCAAGTATTCCTCCTAATAATCCAGACAAAAAGCCACCAGATTCTCCACCTTGCTCGGTAACTTTTTTCGGTTTTCCTCCCATTAATTTAATTATTTGATCTAATTTTGCATTTACTGTGCGAGATAAATTGTTTATAGGTGCAGCTTGTTTTTCTAATTTATTCCATTCACTGGCACTAGATCTTGAATTTTTCGCTGTTGTTGCTTTGCCATCGGAATTATTTGTACTTCCAACGCCACTTGCTGATGATGAACCACCTTTTTTATCAAATAATTTACTTTTTAATGATTCACCAAAATAATGATTGATTGCCTTACCAGCACCGCTTAATAATGGCCCTCCTAATATCAAACCAAGGTCACCAAGAGACCCCATAGAATCATCATATAGTTTCTTTAAGGCTTTGTGTTCTTTTTTATTATCACTACCAGATGAATTTGAAGTACTACTTGAATTACTTTTATTAGATGAATTTTGTTTTTTTATTTCATCTCTTATATCTTTTAAAATATCATACATATCAGCACTGTTTTTTTTATTTTGATCAGTGCTGGTATTATTTGTATTGTTATCTTTAGTTGTTTTAGCCATTTTTACTTTGTGCTTGTTGTTCTTCGTTTATTTGTTTTCTATAGAACCATTCTATATATTCCATAGGCATATTTTCTATTTCAGAATAACTAAGTCCAACGTGTTGTATTAGATAATATTCTCTCTCCAAAATATCACTAATTGTTATTTGTGGAAAAAAAGTCGGTGGCATCTAATGTATAAGGAACCACCACCTCCTTTCCGCATTTTGGACACTTGCAATTTATTTCTTCTTTTACACCCCAAGTAGTTTTATTAAATTTATTTTCTAATTGTGCTAAATCTTCTGCCGTAATTAAACCTTGAAGTATTAAATTCCAAACTTCATCTAGTGGTTTCCAATCACTCAACAAAACAGCATCTAGAGCTAATATTCTCATAAAAATATCTTCTCTATCGATATTGTTTCTTTTTAATAAGCTATCAACAAGTAAATCATCATCTAATTGTTTATATCTAAATTTTACTTCCCCAAAATTTTCAAAATTTATAATATTATCTATATTTTTTTCTTCTAATGTTTCTATTGTTAATTTTGGAATTTCTATTTCAATACCATACCTATGTTCACATTCTTCACAAGTTGTATATACTTTGATTGGAAAAAGTTTATATGTTACTGCTCTAATTTGATATAATAAAAATGTATAATCAAAAGCATATATTTTATCTGTTGAGTAATTTTCACATGTAATTAGTCTTTTTACAAAATCAATAACAACTTTATTTCTTTCTTCTAATGTTTCTGCACCAACCATTTCAGAAAAGAATTTTTTTTGGTCAAAAGGTGTTACTTTTTTGATTTCAAATTTTGCATTTTCAGGATATAATATTTTACCTGGTAGTTCAACACTGTATGTTTCTGGGTTCATTTTTCACTCCTTTGTTTTTATTTTCCTATTAATTTTCTAGTTAATTCTTTGGCAAATCCTGATCCTGATGAAGAATTATAAATCCCATATGAATTATCTTGCGATTTATAATCTATACCGGTAGCAGAGAATGTACTAGAAAATATGTTTTTAACAACTTGTCTTGGATTAGCTGCAGATGCTATGTTTCCTAAACCTTTTGCTATTTTACTTATTGAATTTGTATTATAATTATCAACTATAACACGATCAACATTGAATTTTTGTGTTATCCTTAATCTATCTGCGTTTTTTGAATATTTTAATGTTATATCATCTTGTGTAATTGGATAACATCCTTTTAAACAATATTGTATAACTGGTGTTGTTGTTGCCATTGTTTCTGTTAAACCATAAAAATACACAAAAATATCTTTTTTATATTGATATGGAAGATAATAAAATTCATGTTCTTCATTAAATATTGTATCTTTCCATGCTTTTAGATAAAATTGCGTTTTCATTTGTTTATCACAATAAAATGTTAGATTGGCTTCTTTTGCATCCAATTTATCTAATGGTATATTATAGAATGTTGTGCCAGCTCTTATATCTGTAGAATTTTTAAAACCTAAAGGCGCAAATGTTATTTCTTCTACTATTGGAGCGAATTGTTTATATCCAAGCCATGCATCTAACCCTACAGGACTTTGTGTATATGCTGAAATGTCTAATTCCGGCATAATAACCTCCCACATGTTATTAAGCATTGGATCTTCAATATTATCTACAGATAATTGTGTTTGAAATTTTATACTCATAATTTATAGAACTGTTTATATATTTCTTTTTTGTTTTTGTTTAGGGGCTGGATATCTTATTTGATTGCCGTACAAAAAATCTTCTGGTGCCCATATTTGTCCTCCTGTAAACCCTGGAGCTTCGTCTTGTATGTGCACCCATGTTTTTGTTTTAGCAAAATTTTCAAAGTACAATCCCAATTCTTTTGCTCTTAATAATGCTGGTATATTTGTCCTTATTATTTGTTTTAATATTCCATTTGGATCTTTTATATCAACAGCGTGTCCAGATAAATGTTTGGAATTCATTGCTGGTTCACCTAGATTTTGTTCTCTATATATTTCTCTTTGTTCTCTTGGGGTACGATATGAAGAACTGAGGCCATTAGTATAATCTATTAATTCAGCCCATTTATTTATTTTTGATACCAATCTTTCTGCATTTCTATAATGTTCTTCACTTAACTGATCTCTTGTATGTTTTCTTCTATCTCCATTCAAAAAATCTTCCATAGTAAAGTGCATTCTTCCTTCGCTTCCTGTACTACTTATTTCTATTGATGGTATTGCACTCATGTTTGTAGAATAATCTAATGAATTAGTTGTTAATGTAGGTGTTGTTGTAAATTCTTCTACATATGATTGTTCTCCAGGTGTGTTATAGCTAACTTTTTTATCGTATCCTGTTGTGCTGTATTGACCGGTTACAAGTGGAATATTCCCTTGATCTTTGCTTTTTATATTGTGTATTGTATAATTACTAATATTGCTTCTAAATCTTCTTCTTTTGAATTTTAAAGCAATTTCTTGTTGTGGTAACATTTTTTACTCTATAATAAAGTATTCATTTCAGAGTACCAATCATAATTAAAATTTATAGTTAATTTTACAGCATCAGAACTGCTTGTGTTGACTTGAAAAGATTTTAATTCTGTTGGCCATACTCCATGTAAATATATTCTTTTTGTTGTTCTCATGTTTGGACCCAATATATCCATCATGGCATTTGTTGCATAAAACTCTGAAGTGCTCATTGAACCTGTATTTTGATTATGTATAACATCAAGCCAATTATTTATAGCTGTAAGAACAGATCCATCCATATCTTCGATAACTTCAACCGATAAAACACCTGATTTATCGTTATAAACTGGAAAATTTTTAGCATGATTGAATAATACAACATCTTTTGTATTTATTTTAGCTCCAGGATAAGTAAAAGATGTACAACGTAATTCAAAATCTTTTTTTATTATTATCCCATTTGGTCCCATAATTGCACCACCATTTATTCCAACCTTACCTAGTAATTCATTCATACTATTTGAAATATTGTCTGCTATTTTTGATGCAAAATTCGATACTGTTTTTATACCAGGGCCGAATGATAATGTTATTTGATACATTTTTAATGGATCTTTTAATCCATCTATTTCTCTAAAACTTTTTAGTGCCATGATTATTACCTAGGGGAGTTATAAATATATACTTTTAATAGAACTATTATTATTTAAAAAGAAAACATCGCCAACAATAAGAATGGCGATGTATTTAGTCAGATATTACTTTATTTATTGAACTTCATCTCCCATCAAGAAATAGTTGTAGTGCCATGTAACACTTATATTCACAGGCTCAGAACTGCTTGGCTGTATATTGCCATTGATGGAAACATTTGTTGGATATATCCATTTTAATATTATTTGTTTTGCTGTTGCAGTTGATGGTTTTGGGTCATATAAATCTGGGTTTAAGATGTTCACCACAGCACTACCCATATAATTATCATGTAAAGAGATTGTTCCATTTACAAAGTTGTGTGCCCAATTAAGCCATTTTCTAAACCCATCAATATAATCACCAGACCAAACTTCAGTAAATTCTACTGTCCAATCCCCCCAACGATTTTGTTTGCCTGCATATTTTCTTTCTTGACCACCCCACATAACAGTAGTGTCATCCACTGCGATTGTAGGTATGGTAAAAGATTGGGCACGTAGTAATAACTGTCTCGTCTTAAATCCTAATTCAGTTTCTGTTTTTCCATCTGGTAATGAAATATTGAAGTCTAACAAAAACTGCTTAATTGGATCGTTTAGGTTATTAATTTCAGATATTTTAGTAAGCATTATTTTTACCCTTATGAGTTAGTTGAAACTGTTACTTCTGCGTCTGGTCCCATCACAATAGTATTCAATTGGATAAATTCTGTTGTGTATGTTGGCCATAAATATATATCAATCACAAGTTGATTTTGTGCAATGATATATGGTGTGTTATTACTTTCATCGCAGATTACTTGATAACGTTGTATACCTTCTGCATTCAATACTGTATCTAAGAATTGAGAGAATTGTAATGTTACTTGCATACGTTCATAAGCAGTGTTATTTTCAAACAAATGATAACGAGCTGCATCTCTTAAAGTTGTTTCAATATAGATAACTGTACGAGCAACATTGATACGATCTAATGCTGTTGGTTTTTGTTGTAAAGTTTTTTGACCCCAATTCGCATATCCAATAGAGTCTTTGATAAAGCAATTTAATTGTTTATCATATAATTCGCCCCCAGTCGTTTCATCATAATATGCGCTTAACCCCATAGGTGTCACAATTGTAGATGAAATCGTCCCACGATTAGGACCAGCTGGAGCAACCCAAGGATAAACAGATGCTCCCATTATTTTTGCAACATAAGCCGAAGGACACATTAAGAAATTGCGTTTACCCATTATTGAATTGAAAGTTACAGGCCATGGAGTAAACAAAGCGCCACGATATGTGTTCATACCATTGATATTTTGTCTCCAATCCAAAACATCATCCATCTCAGAAATTGTACTTGGAATATCAAATAAACAGAAACAATCACGGCGTTTTTCTGCTAAACTCAACATGGCATTTTGATATGATACATCGTTTTCATAAGCATAGCCAGAATTCATCAATAATGACACATCAACACGTGATCTGTCACCATATAATTCCCAAGCCTTGTTTAACAAGCCAATAGATGGTTTATCACCAGATGTGCCGTTTTGTAATGATAAATATGTATAACCAATCACATGACCTCTTTCATCATATACTAATGTTTCTGCTGGCACTTTTCTAAGATTTTCATTTTCTGTGTTTACAAAAACTTTTATGATATCAGATTTACCATTAACAACGTCTTCTACAAAAGTTGAGTTGCCATAATTATCTTTTGCTTCATATAATGTACAATATTGGAAGTTTTCAATTTGAGTTGTAACTTTGCCAATTGTTTCATATACACCAATAGAGAATGTTGTTTCATTATCTTCAGGATATTTTTGTATTCTTGTACCTTGAATGATTGGATCTTCTGCTGGAATATCTACAGGATCTGTAATATCATAACAAACAACATTTAGTTTTGATTTTACTTTTACAAAGATTTTTAAACCAGAAGCTACTTCATTTGAAGGATCATATAGTGTTGTATCATATACACGTTCTTCTACTTCTGTCAAACTACTTATTGGGCCAGCTATAAATACAGACTCGACACCGCCTACTTCATTTATTGCATCAACTTCAGCAATAACTTCTTCTTCAGAATCATCTAAGTGTAAACCAGTTAAATATACTTTATCGCCAACTTGATAACCTGTACCTGGAATACTACCTTTTTCTGTATCCATATCTGGTTCAATATAATATGTATTATCAACTGAGGTTACTTCAAATCTACCATTGATGTCATTATTTGAAGCGTTTGTGATTGTAATTGTATCACCTGCTTCAAAAATTTGTTCTGGTTGATTACCTGTTGTAATAAACATTTCAGGAACAGTAACTTTCACGTGTGTTACAGTATTATTTTCATCAACTTCTTCTTGTTCAACAATTGTTGAAGTTGCTTTGTATGTTTTGTTTGTATTGATTGTAGAATCTGCAATACGAATCTTGTAATTTTTATTGTTTGGATTTTCTGCTGAAATGAACAATACAGATTTTGTATCTTTTATATCAACCGTTTGACCTTCTGGTGTTTGAACAAAAGCTGCATTAGAATCTTTTTCTATTGCAATCATTTCATCAATATTTACACTATAGTTCGTGAACCATATTTCTTTTTCAGCATTTGTGTAGCTTTTATTAACTGCAGGTACTCTTGTAAAAGCATATCTAGCTGTTTCTTCATCAACAACACGTACAATATAATGAGAGTTGATTGAATCCTGGGCGACTGCTAATGAATACCCCATATAACCATATTTTGTAGACAATTCACCAAAACGAGTTGTATAGCCACGTAAGTTACTAACCAACACGGGTTTATTAATTGGGCCAAATTCTGCTTCGCCAACATAACCACAAGAAACTATGCTGTTAGAAGTAACTACTTGAGATAAATCTGTTATTTCAGGATATACGCCTGGAAATTTTCCAACTAAACTCATTTTTATATTCCTTATATATATTATAGTTAATAGAACTATTTTTATATTATTTTATTCTGTATTTATAGATTATTTCTTAAAATCTATTTTCTTTGTATTAGAACTGGCAATAAATAAAATATTCGCTGTATTATAAATAATTGTTTTTATATTTTTTATTAAACAAAAACCCTTATTCTATTTGAACAAGGGAAAATGTTTTTACTTATATTTTATTATTTTGGTTCTTTTTTTTCTTGTTTTTTTGCCACTCCTGAGAAGTATTTTTTCCAATATGGTGTTCCTGATTTTGTTACAACATATTTTGATTCACCTCTCACACCTGAAGTTTCACACAATCTTATAAATAAACTATCATTCATCATTCAATCCCCTATATTTATTGATCAACTTCTTCTTTATATTCTTCTGATTTTGAAATAGTTTTAGCAATTTCTTGATCTGCTAATTCTGCTCCGTTTTGATACATAATTTCTATTAGATCATTGATTGAATTTTTGATATTATCCATTGGTTTTGTATCCATTCCAGCCAAATCCCAATTTTTTTCTGTTTCTTCTATATCAAATCTCATATCTTTTAGTGTATGTATTTGGTCATCTATTTCATGTGGGATATCACTCATCGTAGCTTCAGATAAGATATTTGAGTTTTCATCTTCATCTGCATCTTTCAAAAAGTGTTCGGCTGCTTTTCCTGCACCACCTAACAATGGGCCACCTAACAATGTACCAACAGAGCCCAAGGATTTTATGATATCATTTTTTAAAATATTAACAAAACTTTTATCTTTTTTACTTTCTTCTACATTATCTTTTTCTTCTTTGGATTCTTCATTTGATAATGTTTTTGCTAAATCTTCTGCTGCTTTTTCTAAAGGATATAATATAGCCCCGTGTTCTTTTACATAATCTAAAATTTTTTGTTTTATTTCAGATTGTGACATCGGTGAGTTTTCTTCTAATTCTGGTTCCTCTTTTGCTGTATGAATATAAGAATAAACCTTGTCCATAATTGCTTGTTTATCTTCATCATCAGCCTCGTCAAATCTTTGGCTAATACCTGAACAAATATTCTTAATAAAATTATAATTGGCTTCATCCATTTCAGAAATGTTTTTCCAATTTGCATGATCCATTTTATTTACAATACTTCTTGCAATTGTATTATTTTTATCAAGAGCTTCAGTGACTAATTCTCTAAACATTTATTGTTCCTCTTCTTCAGGTAATATAAGAATTTTTACTCCGTTTTTTTGAGCATTTTCTAATTTTTTATCATCAGTATCCCAACAAGCAATTGAACCATCATAAGAATTTTTAAGTGATTCTAATTTTTGTATAATATTTTTAATTGCTTTTTTTACTTCGCTTAGTGATTCAATTCCAGCTATTGTATATGAATGTTCTTGGCTTTCTGTTAAATCCTCTATAAGATTATTTAATGTTCGTATATCTTCATCAGTATCTTGTATAAAACTTTCTTTTCTTGTCAAATTTGTTTTATTTAGTTCGATTATTTGATCTTCGATGTTAGACAATACTTGTTCAGAAATATTAGAACCAGCAAATAACATATCAACTTCTTCTGGTGTATAATCTCTAAACATATCAACAGAAGATCTTATATCTTCTAATGTTTTATAATCTTCACTACCAAAATCTAAATCAGCTTGAATATTTGAAATAGCTTCTTCGATACCATCACCACTATACAATACATCTTCATTTGTGGTTGGTATTTTTTCAACTACAGAATCTTGCATTTCAATATTTTCTGTATTGTCATCTGTAAAATTGTCCAAAGCATCTGTTCCCATTTTAAAAACCTTATTGTGGCATATCTAACATTCTATATTGATCTGATATTGTATTAAAATCTGCAACATCTTCTGTTTTTTCTTCACTATCTTTTGGAGAGCCTAACCCAACGATCATATTGGAAATAAAACCAAAATCTTTTATAGTATCATCTAAGTTTACTTCTTTATTTTTCACTCTATCTTTTAAATGTTGAGCCATATTAGAAGCATAAGATTTTATTACACTCCCATCTTTTTCTGAATTTGCAATATTTTCAAAGTTATCTATTGCATCTCTATAAGTCATAATATATTCACCAGATAAAGCATGGGGATCTAATACTTGTTTTTCTTGATTTTGTTGTGCATCTTGTTCTTTATTACCAAGAAAAAACTTCTTAATTTTATCCATAAAACCTTCTTCGATTTTATGGTTTTCTAATGATTCAATAAAAGTGTTTCTAATTTTTGACATATTATTTATTCTCTGGTTCTGATATAAAATAATGATGTGCTTTTGGTTCTTCAGCATCTCTTTTGCCTAAGAATAAAGTAGTCATATTCCCAGCATCAACTTCCACATCTAATTCTTTTGGTAATTCTACATCGCCATACCCAGTAACTGTGAACATTTTTTCTTCGCCACGATTACCATAAGTGTTTTCTATTACTTGTAACCCTGTAGATGCTGTTTCAGGTAATAATTTATTTAATGCATTTTTTACTTGATAAGCAGCAATACGTGGGTCTGTGTTGAATTGTTTGATACCAGAAACATCAGATTCAGATTCTTTCAAAAGTTTACTTACTTCGCCTAAAAAGCTTGATTCACCATAGATATAATTATGGAATGTATGATGAGGTTCTTCTTCACTTTCTGGAGCTCTATCACAAGCTTCACCTTCTTGTTCTACTCCAATAACAATTGTTGCACCATCAATAACATCACCGTTTTCTGAATTTCTATCGTGTGTAGAAATATTTAATGGCAATTCATGATCGATACGATTACGATCTAAATTTTCTGGATCTGTAATTTCATCCGGAGTAAATTCTCCATTTTCTCTGTCTAGTTTGCGACTTTCCCAACTTGTTGCATTTGTGTCGATTATTTCAGCAGAGCTTTCTACAGCTTCTAGTAATTCATAAACTTTTTCTCTTATTGACATAATTTATTTTCCTTTGGTATCAAATACTCTTTTATACTTGAACTTGTTTTCGTGCACTTTTTTTGCGTGTCTCAATTTTGATCTTTCGTATCTATTCATGAGAGCACAAAATTCCTTGTAGCTTATCTTTGAAGTTATATTGTCTTGAGTCATTCTTTTATTCCTTTACATACTGTTATAATTTTACCGGTTTTACTTTTATCATATATAGCAAATTTAGGTTTTCCTTCTGCGACCCATTTCTCTACAAGGTTTATGTGAAAATGATTCCTGTGATTGTGGGTCTCTGAAAAAAAATGACAAGAACATTCTTTTTTTGGTGATAGTGTTACAAAATAAGAATCAACCAAAAATCCCTTCAATTTATAATCTACAAAAAATCCTTCTTCGGTTTCTCTGATTAGATACATAAAATAGTTTCCCCTTTTTAATTTTAATTTCCCAGCCACTAAAAAGCAGCTGGGATTATTTTTTACATTAAGCTATAAAACGCTTTTTAAATCTGCCTTCTTCGTCTGCATCTGCAATCCATTGTTTTGCTTCAACATCTTCTTTGAATGCACGTACGTTTTTACCCAATTTTGTATCGAATACCATTACGCCTTCTTTCAAAGAACGAGAAACGAATGAATTAGCAATTGTTGCGATAGCTGATTCAGACAAGCCAAGTTTTTCTAATTTGCTTGACATTTCAACTAAATCTTTAGCAGATTTTTCAGATGCATCATAAGCTTCCATTACACTTTCTAATTCTGCTGTTTGTTCTGCATCTAAGCCAGCTTCAAAGTCTGCCGGTTGTACTGCTGGAACTGGTTCTGTGTCTGCACCTAACATATCGTCTGCAGAATCGAAACCATCTTCAAACATTTTACCAGTGTTGTTTACTGTATCCCAATAACCAATAGCTTTACCTTCTGCATCGAAAGCAATTTCTGCATCACCAGGAGCTACTGTACCGTTGATAGCTTGAACAGCTGATTTGAAATCATCATATGATAACATATCAGAAGCAACATTTGAATCTGCTGCGACAGTGCCTAAATCGATTGGAGCGTCATCTTCTTCATCGATCATCAAAGCTTCACAATGGCAGCTCTTACCGCATTCGATTTTGTTATCAGCAATCTTGTTGCATTTTTCTTCTACAGTTTCATCTTCTTCTGAGTCAACTGTTGCAACTTCGATACTGTCATCTTCTTCATCACTGCCTTCATCTTCTGCAACTGCATCGACTAAGCCGTCAACAATATCTTCTAATGATGTGCCATCCAAAGCAGCATCAATAGCTGGTTTTTCAATAAATTCTACATCGCCCAATGATTCAGCTGATTTCATTGCATCAACGATTTTTGTTGCTAAATCATCGTCTGTAACAACAACTACAGTAGAAGGATCTTTAATAGCTAAATCACCGTCAGCTGTTGCACCTAAAATAACTTGTTTACCTTTTTCGATTTCCAAGTCACCTTCATCTGTTTCAAGAACCAATTTCTTAGAAGCAATCCAAGCCTTTGATTCTTTCAATTTATCAAGTGCCATACGAGCACGTAATCTTTTAATCTGCTTCATTTTAATTTACCTTTTTATATTTTTATAATTTATTTATTTTTCAAAGACTAGGATGTAAAAATGTTTAAACTAGGATATCTTTATAATAGAACTATGTCACTAAAAATTAATTGCGATTTTTGTAATTAATTTATGACTATACGATTTACTCTTGATTCGTTTTCCACATGGATATTTTCTCTGATTTGTTCGATGAATCCTTGTGGTGCTGGGATGTCTGTTAGATAAGCCCAAACATGAGTGACAAAATTTACTGAATATATATAACCTGATCCTTTTAGTTTTTGTTCTGATGTTGGTACTTTGTTTATGTTTGGAATATCAAAAACAGTAAATATATGTAACTCTGAACCATCTAAAATTTCTGATTTGAATGGATGCCATATTTGACCGTCTGCACATCTCAATATAAAATTATTCATCAAATATCTAGCTTCTTGTTTTTGTTCAACTAATATAGAAGATGTGTATGTAGTGATTATTTGTTTTGCTTTAAATACAGATGGAGCTTTTGATTCTGTTGCTCTCAAATCATCTGCTGAGAATGTACCTGTTGTGCTTCCAAGATCTACTACGAATTTTGTACTGTTTTCCAATATTGCTTTTATGGTTCCTTTCATTCCTCTGTAAAATCCACTTATAATACAAACAATATCACCAACAGCCCATTCTTGTGGTTTACCATCTGTTACAAATTCCCATTGATGTATACGATTACCTGTTCCATAAAAAACTTCAGTAATATCGTCTGCTTGATATGCTAAGATTGGGTATTGTATATCTATTTTTTTCTTACTATTTTTTATAAGCCAAGCATTAAATATTTCTTCAGTATCTAATTCATCAACCATAATAACTTGATCTTCATCCCATAAAGGCAAGTTAGATTCTTCAGTTTTTAATCTTGGGTCTGCTATTCTCATTTCCTTCAAGAATATATTACCCATTTCTACATCGATTTCATTTAAAGATGATTGTATTTTTATAGCCATTTTATTGTATTATTCCATTGTTTTGTAATTGTGTTATAACATTTTGAAGATGTTTACATAATCCTGGTACTACTGGTTTTGGTGTTCCTGTACCTTTGGATCTAATTGTCATATTGGGACCAGTTGAAGCTCTGTCTCTTTTGTTACCAGTAAAGTATGCATATTTATAACTTGGACAGCCACATCTTACTTGTACATCTGTAGAATCTGCATCCATTGGCTCTAAGAAAAATACTTTATTATAATTTGTTACGAATAAAATTTTACCGTTTGATTGTGGATATGGTGTATTTACTTCAATATCTTGTGAAGCTAAAAATTCCAATTCTTCTGGATTTGTTACTTCTTCTGCATTCACTCTAAGAAAATCTATTTTAAAAGGATAATTTGCTGTTTTACCTTTATATAACCCCCAAATGCTGAATCGTTTTGTCCCAGCCTCATAAGAAAATTGGCTTCTTTCTATTCCTTCACCAGCATCTTCTATGTGATTATTTTGAGCATCATTACCGGAACGGATTAAATCATTTATAGAGGCTTCTTGAATTATTGTATTTTTCATTTATTTTTCCTTGCTGTAATTTAGATTTTTTACAATCCAATCTATGCAATCTTTTTCAGTCCTCCATTCCAACACTTCATATCCCATAGATTCTAATAATTGTGTTTGTACTATTTGTTCTGCACTTTTTTTACCTTTATCATATTTAAATTCTACAAAAGTTACTTTACCTTTATATAGAATAATTAAATCAGGTGCTCCAACAGTTGCTCCCATTGCTATCATATGTTGTTTATAAATAGCTTTAGACTTAATATCTTTTATAAAGCTTATACCGTTGAACACATCCGTACAAAAACAAAGACAATTACTAGCTCTCAATCTTTTTACACAACACTTTTGAAGTTTGTGTTCTGAGTCAATATTAGAATTAGTAAGTGTTGTTTTTAATTTGAATGATGCTTTTCTGTTATTCTTGAACATCTTCACCGGCTTCTTCAGCTAGCAGCAACATTCCAAGTGTCAACAAATCTGTATGTAAATCTTCCCATTTGCGTATTGCATTATTTGTATTTAATGCTTTTGCGTTTTCTTCGTTGATTTCTAGTTTTGCTGCGGATTCTCCAATTAATTGTAAAGAACTTTGTATAAGTGGTTTGTCTTGATACAACTGTTCTTCCACTATTTTATTATATAACTGCAAACCTTCTTTTAGTGTGCTTGTTAGTTTTGTAAAAGATTCAGAACAAATAATTAGTTTTCCTTCTTCATCATCGGTATATTCATCTAATAGTCTATCGGAATCAATTAAAAAAGTTTCCAATAGTTGTTTTAATTTTTTATCCATTTATATCCCCCGTTTCTAAAATTTCTTCTATTTTGTTTAGATTTCCATTTTCAGCATAATCAGTTAGAATAGAAATCAAAAAATATGCAGCATCTTGATCAAACACTAAACTCTTTTTTTCGTTGCTGTCATATAAATATAAAAAACTCTTATCACCAGCTTCTCTAACTTTTATTGTAATTGAATTTTTGTCAATATCTGTAAAAGTTATTTCATTGGTGTATACAATGTTGAGTTTATTTTCCTTTGCTTTTTTCTTTTTAAATAGATGTTTTATTCCGTTAAACATTTTTACCCCTTTGTCTCTTTTATAGAACTATGGAAAAAATATTTTAATCGGTAATTTTATCAATAATGTCAAATAAATTGTGAACGGTTGGTAATTCTATAACACCATTATTTTTCAAAGTTTTTCGTCTAATATTGAAGTGTCTTTCCATAACTTTGTTTGTACCAGTGTCATTAAAATCTATCATAAGTGCAATATTTTCTTTACCTTCCTTTTTTCTAGCTACACGACCTGTTTGCTGAATGATTTTTATAGCACTTTGACCACCTGTGAATAAAACACCAGCTTGGAATAAAGAAATATCAACACCTTCATCCATAACTTGAGAAGCTAAAACTACATTATAACCATTTTGCAAGGCTTCTTTTATATCATCAGTGTTGCCTTTCCTACTATTTAGTTTTAGTTTATCATCATATTCGTGTATTTTTTCGCCACCTTGTAAAAATAAGCACTTTACACCTGATTGGGTAAGTTCTTTCATTATTTTTAATCCGTGGTTTTTTATATCTCTAAATAATGCTAATGTTTTTATTCCTCTTTTGTTTAGGTATTTTACTATTTCTATTCCTGCCTTGTTTCTTGCTTTGTTATACACTATTGATCTTCTATATTGCAAATAAAATGGCGTATCGACAGGATATTCAACAGGGTATGTCTTATAATTGATAAAATAAGAATATGGTTGAGCCACATTATTTCCCTTGATTGAATCTTGTAAGGTAAATTCTATTGCTGGTTCTCCCAATAATCCTATTAAAGTTACATCATCAGTGTTTTTATATGGATCTTTTGGATTTTTATATGGACTTCCTGTATACCCTATCAAATGTTGAAGATTAGAAGTGTAAAAAAGTACAGAAAAATGAGATAAACTCTGAAAATGTTGTACTTCATCTACCATAATAACTTCTACACTTTTCAGATAGTTTAAATATTCTTCATTTTGTTCTTTTATTTTATTATATGATGTTTGTGAAGATATGATAACAATTCGTTTAGATAAATCACTTACACCTGTTCCAATTTCTTCTTTATCTATACCCATTGCTAAAAATCTTTCATAAATCTGTTTCAATATAAAATTCTGATTATTCATTACTAATATTTTTTTATTTTTCATTAGTAACGCCGTAAGTGTCATTGTTGATGTTTTGCCTGATGATGTACTAGATACTATAAAAGATAAATAACGATTGCATGGAATAAGTGCCATATTTGTTTGATAATCCCTAACTTCAAAACCTGGGCATATTTCTTTTACTTTTTCTGCAATATCTAAAACTTCTTGAATATTATGTTCATCTTTTTTTGTGGGTTTATAATCTATTTTTATATCTAATTCCCTACTTAAATATTCGCAAAATCCTGTTGGAAATTTTATCGTCTCTATATCTAAAACGAAAGAGTGTGGAATCCAAAAATTAGTTATATTCCATTTTTCTCTTTCATAATCATAATCTGATCTTGTTAATAGTTTTTTAGCCTTTTCTACTACATCATAAGGCTCGTTTGAAAGATAACTCCATAAAGAATCAAATTTATAAATCATTACTATATTTTATAATTTTTTTGGTTATTTTGCAAGTCATTTTTAAAAAGCATTTTTTGAGTTCTTTTAAACAGAATTTTTATCTTCTATTATTTTTGATTTACTTAACTTATAGGAATTCAAAATGAAGGCTCTATCTTATAATATTCCATTTATTGCAGGAAAAACTTTCAAATTAGCACTATTTTCAGATTTACATTTAGATTCCCCAGATTGCAATATTGAACTGTTGAAAAAACACTTAGATGCTTGTAAAAAAGAAGGAAGATATATTATGATGGGTGGGGATGAATTTGATGCTCTTATTCACTCAGATAAAAAAAGATATACACCATCAAGAACAGATCAAAACAGGGATGATCAAATAAATGAAAAATTAGAAAGAGCCATCGCATTATTACAACCTTATGCTGATAATATATTATTTATAGGTAGAGGCAATCATGAAGAAAGTATTTTGAAATATTCTGGTGTAGATATGATTGGTCTATTGGTAAAAGAATTAAATCATTGGAAAAGTAATGGTGAAATTCAAAAAGGCAATTATCAGAACTTTATTAGACTTAATTGGGTAAAATCTTTCAAAGGACCAAATTATAAAACAGTTCAACACTACGATATATTACAGCATCATGGTATGGGATCTTCTGGTGCAGCCGTAACTAAAGGTACTATAGACTTCAATCGTTTATTGCATGGTACGGATGCTGATTTGGTTTGGGTTGGGCATAAACATTCAAGTTGCATATTGCCTTCTGATCCAATAATGACAATAGATCAAAGAGGTAATGTAATAATGAAAAATCGTCAAGCTATATTAACTCCATCTTATTTGAATGGCAGAAGTATAGATGATCACAATGTGTTGTTTGCAGAAAAGTTTTACACACATCAATCTGCTAGTGGCTATGGTAAGTTAGATTTTACACCATACTATGAAAATGATGTGCCAAAAATAAAAACAGATTTAGGCATTGAAGTAAATCCTATAGCTGTTATTGGAGAATTGTTAGAAATAAAACTAAAAAATAAACAAAAGGGATAATTATGAGTAACTCTAGAGAACAAAAAAAGATGTTAGCATTAAATCTAAAGAGTGCAGATGATATTGTACAATTCATTATTGCATTCTATGATGAAAAACATATAAAAACAGAAAAAGATTTAATAAAAATGCTAGAAAAAAAGAAACCGCTCAGAACAGCTATAGAGTTACAAAAGAAATTACAAAAATAAAATAAGCCCGTTTTATTCGGGCTTTATTTTTACAACTTATATTTTTAGTCTAAATTTACTTTTACTACTGAATTGACTAATTTTTCATTTTCATTGTAAGAAGATTCTAAAGCTATACCAATTGTATTTCTTGGACTTCCTACTGGTTTTACTTGGGCTATTCCTGGTATATCGGATAGCATCAACTTGTCAAATTTATTTACTTTGCCAATTACTCTTACTGGTGTTTTTCCAACTAATGCAACTGGTAAAGAATTTTGTAATCCGCTATCTAATAAATATCCTGGTCTTTCTGAAATTATACCATTACATACTGTGTCGGCTATTGTAATATCTTTAACTCCACCAAATTTTATTAGAGTGCCAATCGGATAATTACAATCTGTTTCATAATTTTCAGCTAAGTCAGCCCACAAAGCTCTACTCGCTGTCCCTTGTATTGTGTTTGAAAAAGTCCAATTACCACCAGCAGTTACATCACCAGTAGAATTACTTATTGAAAGTGGTCTATAACTATTCCAAGTCCCATATTGATCACCGCTGTCTGTCAATAAAAAGTATGTAGCACTACCATCATTTCGTATAAAAAATCCATAGTTGCCACTAATAGCTCTAAATTGGCCATATGGAGATGCAGCTGTTACAATAACTTCTTTATTGTGTTTTGTAATATCACTAAATGTTTTTTGACCAGTTATTGTTTCTGTACTTGCTTTATGAACAACATTGTCAGATTTATCAATTTTGTGACCACCAACAGTTGAGCCATCATGTACTCTAAATGTGTTGGTTGTTGTATCCATAGTTATTTCACCAGGAGCACCAGTGAAGATACTATTTTGATATTCTGTTCCTCTACGTAATTGAATTTGAATAGACATAAAATTTTCCTTATAGATTTATGTTATATAGAACTATTTTTTCTTCAATCTTTTACTTTTTATCCACCACATTAAACTATTGAAAGTTGATTCAAACCACGTCTTTACAGTAAATGCTTCTATTACATCTAAATAATTTGCTTTAAAAATCTGAGTAGAACCATCTTCAAATCTCATTTTTATGCAACCAAAATATTTAGATCTTTTATTTGTAATCTCATAGACATATATTACTTGATCCAAACAAATAAGATATTCAGAGTTGGTTACTGGACAAAATAATATAATTGTTCTCATTTTTATTGATCATATAATACTGAAATATTGCTGCCACCAAAACCTGTACTAAAATCTGCTAAGTTTTCTACAGTTGATTGTATAGATGCTGGAAAATGAACTGTTGTACCATCACATTCTTTCAACATATCCATAAAACTTCTATCAGATGAATAATTAGCAAATGTGGTTGTGGTAACTGCAGGAAAATATAAATCAGTAAGATATCCACACCCATAGAATGCATTTCTAAGAGAATATTGAGCAACTGTAGTAAGAGCAGTAAAACTCATCGTTACAAGACTTGTATAACTAAACGCAGAAGCAAAACTACTCATCCCTATTGTTTCTAATGAACTAAGATCAACAGTAGTCAAAGCACTTGAACCTGAAAAAGCACTATTAAAAGAACTTTGCCCAGTTACAGATTGTAATAAAGGTGCTTCAAATGTTGTAAGTCTTGGTAATTGAGAAAACTTCTGTTGAAAACAAATGGATGTAGAAACAGTTTGTAATTTATCAAACTTAATAGATTCAAGCATTGGACAATCATGTAAATCTGAATATGTAAAAGGAGGGTAACCATTTTCAGGTGATATTTCCTCTAATTCAGTAAATTCAAACCCAGTAATGTTAGTATTTTTAAAACAATCATCCATTGCGTGTTGTGTGAATCTCTTCATACCTAATTTTACAACACCTGTAATATTTGGATTATTCATAAACATTTCTTTTAATTGTTCATCTCTTGAAAAATACCAAATATCACTCATATCTACAGTACCTGAACCAGTTGCATCATGAAGATAACCAAACATATCAACATTACCAATATAACCATCAACATCTACACCATATTTTTTAGGTTTTAATTCAACTACAGTTTGATGAGAAGGTTGAAATGTAGGTGTTGTATTATTATGAACATTGCCTATGATTACTTTCATTTTATTTTCTCCATGAATTATAAATCAAATACTAATGCACCAGCTCCAAAATTACCATTATAAGGTGGTGTATATGATGTTTGAGCATTATAACCATACATACTTGAAATAACAGTACTTACTGATGGATCTAATGCTGCTGGAAAATGCACAGTACAACCAGATGGGAATGGTGCTCCATTACTTGCAATCATAAATGCATTTGTAGATGTTGTTGTTAGTGCTGGAAAATCTATTCTTTGTAGGCTTGTGCAACCTTCAAAGGCATTACTAAAACAATAACTACCAGATATTTCTTGTAATGATGTAAATTTTACAGTAGTCAAATTAGTACAACCTTTACAAATAGCTGCAACACTAGAACCAGCATTACTTGTAATTGTAACTAAATCACTCATATCTAATTCAACTAATCCAGTACAGCCTTGTAAAACTTCACCCATAGCTGCCCAAGTATCTAATGTTGTAAGATTATGAAATACTGCTTTTGTTATATTAGGACAATTTTCAAAAGTATAATTTAACCCATATTGATCAATTGTGGTTATATATAAATCTAATTGACCAGCCATAGCTGAACCTCTAAATCTTCCACAAAGTCCATAAGCATCTACAATTCTAAGACCTGTAAGATCTGGCATAACTGTTGAAGTGGGGCCTAATAATCTACCATTTGAATCCAATGGGCCAATAAATGCATTAACAGGAGCACCATACATTGTTGAACCACCTGTTGATACACTTTTTTGAATAGAATTTATAATCATAGTTTCATGCTCCGTGTTTTATAATTATTTATTTGTTTGATGATAAGGGTACATTTCGTGAATTTTATTTGACAATTCAATTACCTGTTGAACATATTTTGCTTCATCTTCTTCTGTCCATTCATTTAGAACTGTTTTTCTAAGTTTTTCAGAATGTAGTCCATCAATCTCTTTTTCATATGCTTGCTTTCTTAACTCTTTCAATTCTTCATTAGTATAAGCAGAGACATGTTCGGTTTTTGGCTCTACTATTACTAAATCATCAGAAACTCTTGTTATCTTTGCATTATTTTTATTACACCAAACAGCAAGTTCTCTTGGGTATGTTTTATAAAATCTTTGTCCAATAAAAAATGGTTCTGTATTGTTCATTTCTTATTTCCTTTGCATTTCTTTTAATGCTTTTGCTGATATTATTTTATAATATTCATTCTTTGGCATATCTTGAATTGATTTATATTGTCTTTTCTCTACCTTGCTTTTATCATCAACCGTTGTAACAATTACACCTTTATCACAAGTTGTTATTATGTATATTTTATTACCTGCCATAACTATTTTAGTGTTATTCATAATTATTTATTCCACTCTTCTAAAGTTAATGGATTTGATTCCCACCAATTTTCTTGTTCTGTATAATCTAACAAATATCGTCTGTAATTTAAGATTTTTTCTTTATCTGTTTCAGGCATTTCTGAAAATCTTATTTGATTGCTAATTATTGGATCTACATATTGCTCTAAATAACTATTACGAATACTACGAACTCTATTTTGTTCTGATTCAATAGCACGTGGATCATCTCTCAAAAGATATTCTTCTCCACACATTACATAATCACTTACTTGATGTTCATTATCTTCTACAGTAGTCAAATCTGGATGAAACTTTTGATCAATTGCGTTCCATTCTTCAACTACACCTACGATTTTTTGTTCTTTCATTACTTTTAACATTTATAACTCCTTGTTATTAGTTTATATCTGGTCCTGCAGTATATGAACCTGTCCCTGAGTTGTAATACAGTGTTTGCATAACTGCATTATATAAACACGCAACATTGGATTCATCTTTGGCAGGTTGCATATCCATAATTAGATTGTTGTTACTATCCCAAATCTTGAACGCATATAATTGCCCTGTTGTTCCAGCACCACCTGGTGTACCGTTGTTATTCAACCCAGTTAAATACAGTTCACGTGATACTGTTCCTGTTGGTGTAAATGTATGTGTCCCAACAACCGTTCCATTTCGGGTCAATGTTACCACCGAATTTTCAACCTCAAATTCCCAAATGTCATTTTGGGCAATCGTGGTATTTAGCGACCAACGATTTGCAGAATTATTTCCACCAAACCAATCAACTGTGACTGTTTGATTTGTAATATTCAGATTGAACTGTGCACCATCATAGGTCGCAACTCTTGCCCCAAACGGAAGAAACCCACTTGCATTTCCTGTGATTTTTGCTTTGCAATAAATGTGCATATTTGATGCTGGTTTAATATTCGTTCTGATATACTGGGTGTTGGATGTTCCCTCTATATATTCAACCAATGTATGTTCTGGTGGAGTGTAATCCGTATTCCCCTCGGCATAATAAAAACGCAACGCAAAATCAGGATCAGTTGCTGTTGATTCATATGTCACAAAAACAGTATCACCCTTTCTGACTGGAATTGAAACATAACGTCTATAACTTGCCAGTGCACCCATAGCCATCGCTGCTGATTTATTTACCGCAATATAATCGTTGTTTGACCGCAAAAGCAAATACAAACGATTACCTGCTATAGCTGCAATAATACCTTCTAACGTGAACCAACCGTTCGCTGGTGCAATATAACTTGTTCCGTTCCCCAACAATCTTATCTGTTCGTATCTTTCGCCAAAATAACCCAACTTTGATATGTAGGTCATTCCGACATCCGTAAAGTTATCGGCATCGGTATTCGCTTTATTTACTAATAATCTATCCACTTCTGCTGCAGTATAAACACGACCTATTTCTCCAGCTGCATCTGTAATATAACATAACCATTCGGGATGTGTGTTCGCAACATCTTGTGCTGTAAATTCTGCATAAGTACCAGTCCAAATGTATACAGGATTTGTAGCCCCTTGTGCTTGATTCTTATTTACTGTTCCGATAGATTGTAATGAATTGTAAGTATTTGCAGAAATAGTATCCCCATCTACGGAAACATTTGAAACTGCTAAATAATTACTTCCTTGCTTTATACTCATTTCAATTTCCTTTATGGATTAGTTGGATTACCTTCTGCATAGATAAATGTCAATTCGCTTCCTGTTGTTGCTAATGCACCCGAATCCCAAGATATTGTAATTACATCACCTTCTTTCACCCAATGATTCATATATTGATTTTTGCCCTGCATATTATTTGTAATAACAACATATTCTGTATAGATATCAGACACAGATGATAAGGTAACCGTTTTCGTTGCACCTGCACTAGAACATTTCATCTTAAATGCAAACATTCCATTTGCAGGTGCGGTATAAGTATTTCCACTTGCCAATAATGTAACTGTTTCATATCTATCACTTGGCATCCCTAACCCTGAAATAGTTATTGAATCCGTATCATCATTTTTCTTAAAGAATCTTGCATCCGCTTGGTTGACATTATAAACAGCACCAACCCCAGTACCTTGATCATCTGTGATATAACATATCCACTCGGGGTGTAGTGTTTCTATATCTTGAGCAACATACTCAGCAGTTGTGCCGACCCAATCATATTTTACAGCATCAGCACCAGTTGCAGTATTTTTATTTATATTTCCAACTGATTGTAAAGCACCGTTTGTGTTATATGTTACAGAAGTACTATCTATAGGAGTAATACCAGCAATAAGTTGACCATTTTTAATAATTGACATGATTACACTCCTACTACTCTTGCTTTACCTTTTACTTCCCAAACTGCTAAACTACTTGTTCCTGAACCATTTTCTGAAAGATATTGTCTAACATTTACTGTTGTGGTACTAGTTAGTTCTCCAAAAATAATTCTATATGCCCAACCTGCTGTACTTCCATTACCTAAAGTTAAATCATAAGATAAATTTACTAATACTGGATAATTTGTATTTGCCATTTCTATTAATAAACTTTCTTCTTTATTATCAGTAGTTACACCAGTAGTATTAGTAAAATTTGAAGTTCTTCCACCTTGTTCAACCCAATCATCAGCATATAATCTATACCAACTCCAATTATTAGCAGAAGTAGGTTCTTGATATTCAATTACTTCATGAGTACCTTTCAAAACAAATCTATTATTACATTCAGATTTTGTATAAACACTAACACCGCCTTGTATATCATCAGTTATATAACAAATCCATTCAGGATGTAATGTTGCAATGTTTTGATCTATATATTGTTGTAATGTTCCTTCCCAATCATATAATACAGCGGTAGCACCTGAAGCACTATTTGGATTTACAGTGCCTATTGCCTGAATCTCATTATTAGTATTTTGGTTTATAGTAAGTCCATCTAATACTATTGAACCACTAACTGTACTTGGGTTTATAATCATTTCTCAATTACCCCATTATAAGAATATTTGCAGTTATATTTGTTGAAGGAACTGTAGAGCAAACAAATGTCAATGAATTAGTGCCTTGAGCATAACAAATAATATTAGCAGCACTCCATTCATCAATATCAGTAGGAGCAGCACTAACAATTAAATTGGTATTACTATCTATGCCATTTACTGTAATCGTTTGTGATACTAAACCTGTGTTTGGATCTACCACCCAATAAGTATTACCACCTAATAATGTGCCAGTCCTTCCTTCTGTTCCATTTTGAACTTTTATATTTTTCCATACAAAATCATTTGATTCATAAAAACATTCATAGAAATAACCATGTGTAAAATCATTAGTAGTAGCACCAATATATTGATAAATTTTACCTATTAATGTATTTCTTGTACTAACAGTTGTTTCTTGTTCAGTATAGGAAGTATCTGCCCAAATAACTGCTCCAGCAGTAGGTTCAGAAGTGCCAACAGTATAGAATGGATCATTATTTCTTTCCCATTCAACTCTATTATTTACAGTATCAACTTGAACAAAATTATATGTTTTATTATCAGCACCTTTTAAATATGTAACAAAGAATTCAGGCATTACGTCAGTTGCTTCTACATAACCATCATCATCTGTAATAATGGATATATCTGGTGTGGTAATTTCACCTGTAGTTACAGCTTGTAAATATTCTGCTTTCGTAAGTTTATTTATATGAAATTCTTGTATTGTTGTTGCTGTTGAATAACTTGGCATTTTTTACTTCCTTATTTTTACTTATATTTATTTTATGCTCCACAGGAATATACATAGCCTAAAGAATTTGTACATTCTGGATCACTGTAATATTCATCGTGCTGACTCCATGGTTCACCATCACAATGACTTGTTGTTCCAGTTCTTTGATATATCTTCTTTGTATAAACCGTTGTAGATACTCCAGATACTGTCTTTGTCCAAGCAAGTGAGGTTAATGTACTTTTTGTTGGATCTCTGTCATATATTGTATCTGTAGATATTTGACTTGATGTAACAATATATTTATAACCCCAAACAATTGATGAACCACTAGGTAATCCCATAGACATTATAATTTCTGCATCTGTTCTACCATTTCTAAATGCACTTTGAACTTGTCTATTGATATGAAATCTTATTGGATTCATATTAGAATATCTTGAATCATTTATATTCAACATATTTTGCCAATAAGCATTCCCTAATGTTCCAAGACCAGCGGTTGTTAGATTATCAAACCATATATCAGTCAATGATGTACAACCATCTATCATATAATGGAACACACCTGGAGTTGGACAATTTGAAAAATTTATCTTACTTGAAAACATTAATTCTTTCATACTAGAGCAACCATCAAATGCAGATAAGAATGGAGCATCTGTTTCTAAAGTTGAATCTGGATTTTTTATAGTAAGTTGCCCACCTTTGAACTGTGCATACTCTAAATCTGTACATCCATTGAACATATTACTACATACATTTATACCTTGAAGTTCATATAATGAAGGAAATTCAATATATGTAAGTCCTGAATTTTGGAACATATAATATGCACCATTATCACCTTTAATATCATCTAAATCTTCAAAATCAATTGTTTGTAATGAAGGTGTGTTAGCAAAAGCAAATGATGCAACTGAATTACCTTGTAAAGTTGTCAAATCATGAACATCTATATACGATAAATTAGTACAATCTTCAAAAGTATTTGATAATGCACTATTACCTTCTACTGTAACTAAAGCACCTAAATTTACAGTTTCAACACTACTATTTTGAAACGTCACGTTCATTGCAGAATTCCCAGTCACATTTGCTAAAAGATGCATATCAACTGTTTCTAATGAATCTGTATGAGAAAATGCTTCACATAATACTTGTGATCCTTCAACTGTATATAATTTTGGCATACTAATAGATACTAAATTATCACAATTAAAGAAAGAATCCATAAATACTTCATTACCTGTAATAGTTTCTAAATTTGGAAATGATAAATTGGAAATATGACTTTGATAACCCATTCTATAGCATGCTCTATAACCAGATACTGCTTCTAATGAATCAAATTCTAAACTTGATAAGTAGCCACATCCATAAAATGCTTCCAGAAATACTTGTTCACCACTTATTGAAGTTAAATTTGGAAATGATACTGTATAAAGATTTGAACAACTTTTGAATGCTCTATAAAATGATTTTGCACCTGTTATAGTTTCTAATAATGGAAATGATGCTGTAGTTAAATTACCACAAAGTTCACAAACAGATTGAAATGTTCCTTCATTGCCTAAATTTACGAGATCAGAACATTCAAAACCAGTAATAGTTGAATTATGAAAACAATTTTTTAAGGTATAATTATGAAGTGGATTAGTAAGACCAAATTTTACAGTACCCGTAATATATTGCTGATTCATAAATTTATATTCAAATTGGTTATCTCTTAAAAAACCTTTTACTTCTGAAAAATCTGGAGTACCTGTATAGTTTGGATTTATTAGTGTATGTGTATTATCAACATTACCAATATATCCATTGACAGTTAGACCATATTTTTTCTTTTCATAGTAATAGGTACCTTTATTTATAATTGGTACACTATCATTATAATTTGTTCCTATAACTAACCTAGACATATTATACTCCAGATATTATTATAATTGTGATGGCCATACTCTAAATACAACTGCAGATCTTTCTTGAGCAACTTGTTCTATACCTGAACAAACAGCACTATTAGAAACTGCATTATCACTTGTTGGATCTAAAGTATCATCAATAGATATTTTAGCACTTGCTAATTCATATTCAGTTGCACCTACTGTACTATAACCACCATATTGGAATTTGAATCTTTTATTGTAAGTTAAATCTTGAGTATTATAAGATTGAGTCAAATCTCCAATAGATAAACCATTTAAATATACAATGTAATTATTACTACTATTGTTTAATAATTGTAATACTTGTTCAGCTGGTTGTGTTGATGAGGTTGATAATGAAAATAACTTTACATCAAGATTTTCTGGATCTGATACAAATTTAGTTTTTATAACACCACCAATTACTTTTGCATAATTACCTACAGTAGAATTACTATAGTTATTAGTAAATGATATATGTATTTGTTCCGTATCAGTTGGATCATTAGTGTTTACTAAAAGTATAGATATTTCACCACTAGCAATTAGAGATGCTTGATAAAATTTCCAAGTTGGTGTTGAATTTGCTGATATAGTTACACTACTATCACAAACATATGGTGATACTCTCTTTTCCATTAAAGATATAAATGTAGAGAAAGCAGGAACTTGATTACGATAACCTCCAAGATAACTAGATGATGAATTACCATTCATATTATCCATTGGTTGAATAGATGACACTCTTCCACCAGAGGTATATGTTAATAAATTCGATAGAGCAGTATTAGTATTAAATGTTGATGGAATACCTAATACTTCACCTTGTTTCAATGGATTTGCTCGTGTAATACCTTTTGTTGATTTATAATAATGATTAGCTGTTTGATCATAAGTAAGATTTACATCCCAGATATTATACATAGCAGGGTCATTCCAACCATAATCTTCACCTGCCATTGAGCTATGACATGGTTCATCATCAGTCATATTCATATACCAATAATAATCCCCTTGATCCCAAGTAGCTGATGATAAATTCCAAAATACATTATCTTCTGTAGATAAACTATGAGGTAATATCATTTCATAATCATCATCCCAATAATAAATAGTATTATCAGTCCCAAATACTATTTTATCTTCATACCAATCACATAAACTATCATCATCATACCAACAAGAACCTTTTACATAATAATAGTCATCATTACCTGGTGAATACATTCTAATGAATATTGAGTCTTGTGATGGTTCACGAGTAAATCTTGATAAACTTGTTTCAAACCAACCATTAGCATCATCTACTGCTATAATTTCATCACCAATTTCAGTAGTATCTACACCACCCCAAGTTTGGTCAGCCATAGAGCAATATAAACCTTGATTGATTATTTCGCCTTCTTGTAGATAGCCAAAATTATAATCATATCTTACATCATATGCGAAATAGTATATCTTATTATTTACACTATTTCTATAAGCATAGATTAATCTTTTTTCATCATTATAGTCCCAAGTTGCTCGACCACCTATTTTAGTAATAGTATTAGTAGAAGTATCAAAGTCATATATTCTTAAATTTAAAGCTTCATAATAAGGATCTGTTTCTTCGTTAATATAATCAACATATCCCTGAATCAACCAATCCCCCAAAGTTATATCTTCAAAAAGTCCAATACCTTCATCCCAAACATTATTCCCAACACTAAGACAAAAATCCGAACCTGTAACTGGATTATATGCAAATGCTAAATCACTTAATTCAGAAGTTACTTGATAAGTAGAAAAATATATTATATTACCTGTATTATCTGATTCTGGATTAAAAGTATAAGCAAGTTCATATATATCACCTTCAAATTCTTTTGGAACACTAACCCATCTTGATAGTAATGGTGAATTTGGATGAAATCCTTCCCAAACATAATAACAATTTTGATCTTCTACATAATAAGCTGTTCCAAAATTATTAGCAATTGACCAGTTTACAGTTGTATTGTAATCAGGAAGATTATTATAACTTGCAACTGAACTTATTTGTCTCCCAAAAGGATATTCAAATTCAATTATATCACCTGCTTCAAAATTATCAAGTCTAGGTGTACACATATTGAATTTATACTTAAACTTACGGCTAGATAACGCATTATTTACACTATCTTTTGTAGGTGTTGTGTTTAGTATCATTTTATAAAACTCCCTAATTACATTATTATAATATTTATTATTATATCGTTGCTTGGCAAGTTAGTGCATGTAAAGGTTAATTCACCATTATTTTGTCCAGTACATACAATGTTTGCTGCCATATAATCTGCCATTGAGTTTGGATGTGGAACTGGTAATACAATACTTGAAACTGTCAAATCACTTATACCTGTAATTGTCAATTCATTTGTATTTGTATCCCATTCGCTTGCTTCTAATGTCAATACTGCTGAATGTACATTTGAACTTGCTTCTTGTACATATTGTTTTACAGCATATATAGTTGGAATTGAATTCAAATCAGTATATCCATCAGTATCATCCATATCATTCTTAACTTGATAACTTCTCTTTACGACACCATATTTTTCAATACTCGGTATAAATGAACTATCATTCAAATCTATAGTATTGAATTTCAATACGATATTATAATCAACATTTGGATCATCTGGATTGACCAATGTAACTGTATCAACTGATAAAGGTGAATCCCCAAGTTCTGGTGTTATTGAGAATATTTGTTTCAAATGACCTAATGTATCAATTTCTAATAATATAGAAACTTCTTCATTACCATCTTCTGTTACAAAGTTAGAAGTTACAGTATGAACACCTGACTCCCAGTTTTCACCAGATTGATCAACTCTAACTAAACTATAATAATATCTCTTGAAATCACTTGATTTTGTAAACGTATGTCTGAAATTCTTATTAGTTAAAGCAGGAACTACAAAACCAGTTGTAGGATGAGATGTATACAATTCCATAAAGTTGGTATCATATAAATCTGTAATCTTACCTTTGAAGTTTACAAATGCAGGTGAAGTGATATAGAAGTTATCTGGTGAATATACAAATGCATGTTGTGCAATATATGAAATATTGTAATTAGTACCTGCAGTTGCTTCAGCCAAATCTGATGAACATTCTTCTAATCTAATACCATTAGGATATGTTCTAAATGCAGAAATAACTTCTGAACGATATGCTTTTGCGGTTCCATTGACTGTTCTAATCAAGCAATAGAAGTAGTGCTTTGTATAATCTTCTTCTGTTCCTACATTACGGCAATCAATTGCTTCAATGCTTTCTATACCACCTTCACCTTCAAAACTACCACGTAATTGGATTAAATCGTCATCTTTTATTACTAGATTATTCTTCATCCAACCATAAGTAGTGTTTTTAGATAAATCTGGTGTTATCATATCACCATTTTGTACAGATAAGTTACCAAAGGTCCAAACACCACTATTATTTCCTTCTATTATTGAACTTTGGTTAACATATATTTTTAATCCAGAACCACCAGTAGTACCATGGAATACAATGCTATTTGAATTATATGCCATTGGATCTTGCATATAACGACCACCATTAATTAAAGCAATATCTTCTACTGCTCCATTGGCATCTACTTGTGTAATTTCAATAGTAGCTGGATCAGCACCATCAGTCAACATACCAAGAAGTGTAAATCTTTCACCAACTTGATAACCTTGACCACCACCATTTGATGATATACGGACAGAACCAATTGTAAAGGTTGGCATTACACGAAATACAGCTGTTTTGAATCTACTATATCCAGTAATAGGATCAACATTCATTGCTTCATTAGCTCCAATAGTTCCAAAACCATTTATATATGAAGCTGCAGAAGCGGTACTATATTGTCCAGGACATACCCAAGCACTATCATCATCTATCATGTAGATAAATGCAACATAATTTGTTTGTACTAATACTTGACTACCTTGACTAAGATATTCTGCTCGTGGTGCATTATAACGATTCCAACTTGAATCAATAGAAGATGATGTATTATAAGTAGTTGTTAAGTATGCTTTGTTATTTGAACCTTTCATAATATATTCATATGAGAAATGTTCATAATTAGGCATATCAGAACCAGATAAGTTCTTATAAAGGTATCCAGGAGTAACTACACCATAACATTCATAATTACTATCTAATACACTTACATTACTTGTGTCAAACTTTATTATACTAGTTGTACTATTAGCATATGGATAGAAAGATGATCCTATATCTACAGAACAACTTGCAGTATTTGATACTAATATCTTGTTTGAAGATGGTACTGTCCATAAACCGTTACCAGCTCCATAGAATTTATTACCATCACTTATAGAGAAATATAAACCACCTTGCCCATCAGAACAAACATCTTCCATTTTACCATGAGCACGATTTAGATTTACATCAGATAAAATAGTAGAATAGAAACTTTCCCAAGCAGAACCTTCATAAGCAATTTGCCAATTGATAAGATCTTTAGAGATGTACCAACTATTTTGTTCTAATTGGTAATATGTTCTCCAAATCATTGTATTACTTATTGTACCATTACTAAGCTTAAATAAATGGAAATTTTCTCCATCATGCTTAAATACAAATTTACTGCTATAAAAATTTGAAGTACTGCTAACAGCATACAAATAATCAATTGGTCCAGGTAAAGTTTCCCAAGTATTATTCGAAGGATCAAATACTCTAAATCTAAATCCAAACACTGCAGGGTGTGCTGTATATCTATATTCTAGATAACTATATAATTCTACAGCATAAATTTTATTATCAAAACAACAAGTAGCTTTGAGATAATCAGTATCTGTGCTATTTGTCAACATACTCATATTAAATATGTCACTTTCTGGTGCAGTAAGAACTCTACCATTTGATAAGATATAGTAAATATTACCATTCAAGTATTCAAAACCAATCAAAGTTGCATCACTATTATAACTTACACTAGATAAATTTGACCAATTCACACCATCAGATGAATAAGTTATATATACAGTTTGATCAATTGTTGTAGCAGCAATATAACTATATGTTGTATCTTCTGTTGAGATTAAGAAATCATAACGTACATCAACAATTTCAGATCCTGTATCATATGTGATTGGCATTACTATATCACTCAAAGTATTTGTCCAATCTGTTCCATCAAAGAATGAAACAGCACCACCAGCTCTGCCATTTGTCCATGCTTCAACAACTGCAGTAGGATCTACTGGTGAATCAAATACAACTTTACGATAATTATAATTATTAATATCTTTTACAATAGTAAAGTTATAAACTTGAACACCATCAACACGTACTTTTGCAGTAACTGATCCAGTATTATAATAACCTAAGCCATATTCAGTATTACCTGAACCACTTATTTCAGTTAAAGTAACATAACTAGGTACAAGATCAGGCCATGTTCCACCCGCAATCCAACCTGCTTGTTGAGATACTGCAATTAAACCACCATTTATACGATCTTGAGTTATCAAATGTGTACAGTAATCATTCATTCCAGTTTGAGCAATTTCATTTACTTCAAACCCTTTTTCAACAGTATTAAGTCCAACAACTCCATAATAATCAATACCTCTTACGATATTGCCTTTCATGATTTCAAAATCAGCAGAAGATTGTTTGAAACTACCTTTTGAACAGTAACTATAATAATACTGTCCATCTTCAAGCATTAAAACACCTTTATAGGTTCTTTCTTCATTACTATTATGTAAGAATATTGTATATTCAGCTGTTGTGCCATTATAAAGAGTCACTGGCTTACAATCATCAACAAACACCCCAGATAAATATTCAAATACTCCGTAATTTACATCAATATTTACAACATAAGGATTACTTCTTTCTACTAAAGTATTTTCCTTAAGATTTCTAACACTAGGTGATGATATGTTTTCTACAACAAGATAACGTAATGTACTGTAATATTCTTGACCTGTTATCAATACTAATGTATCTCTATCATGGTCATATGTTCCGCCTAAAACTTGACGATTATATTGACTTGATATAATTTCATCAGATTCATTTAATAATGTATTAATTCTAAATATACCAAAATAATCATCAGATTCATTAACACGTCTATAATTTACTACTTGGTAATATACATTATTTTCAGTTTGTGATGGGATTACATAACATATATCATATCTGATATAATCACTTCCACCACTTTGAATAACTGTAGAAACTTGGAATGGAGTATCATATCTGATTGCTTTATCATTCATGATCATTTGAGTATCTGTAATATTGATACCGTAATCATCAATTATACGATAGTATCTAGAATTATGATTTCCCCACATTTCAATACCATTCAACTGTGGTTTATTGATTAGATATTCATAAGAATAATTACCATTTTCTAACCAATATTGTGTTACATAATTATTAGCAATTAAGTAATCTGCTGTAATATAACCAGAAGCATCAAGTATTGAATTTACATAACCTTCAGTAGCATATCTATCTAATGCTCTATTTACACCCATCCAAATTGGATAATTCTTTTCACCATTTTGTATTTGTCTACGTGTATAAGCTATAGGGGTTTCAAATCTATAATCACCAGTTTCTTGATCTTGTACTAAATCAACATCATCCCACATAAAGATAGTATGAGAACTTTCTAAACGATCTGGAGTACTATCCATAATACGATTATATGCACTACTATAATCAAATTCCATATCACGTTCTTGGAATGATTGTGCTGCAGTATTGATTGTAACTTGATATAATCTTTTAGCATCATAATCCAAGAAACCTGATACTTTGTAAACATGATCTGATTCTTTGTATACACTATAATCATCAGAGAAACCTTGGCATTTTGTATAAATTCTTGCTACTACTCGATCTACGGAAGTATCAAATAAATTCAAATACAAGAATGCTGAGGCATCTTCATAAGCATATACTAACAAATATCTTTCATCTATTTTTAAGATATTTCTAATTTCACATTTGCCATTATTATCATTATTAAATTGATAACCCAAATATGCTAAATTATCACAAGCAGGATTTATTGAATCCAATGGAAATTTATAAATTGTTCCATGTGGAAATTCAATATAATTTCCATATACATCTGTGAAATGTTCATTACCATTACGGATATACAAATAGGCAACATCAGTTCCACCAGTAGTCATTACTTGATAATCAAAACCAGAGTCTTTATCTGGGTTACGACCCCAACCACGACCTAAACCTGATGCTTCATACCCACCAGCTGAAAATCTACCGCTATAACCCATAGGCATTTCAGCATAGCCATTTCGTATATCAAATTTTACTGGATATACACCACCTGCAGTTCCATTACCTAATTCTTGGAATGCATAGATATAATCACCTTGAACTCTCAAACGATTCAAGAAGATTTTATAATTTCTATAATAATCAAAATCATATAATTGCCATGAATTAACCACTGCCTGATTAAAACTATATTCATTTAAATAATCTGGATCAATCTTTGCTAAAATACAAGGTGAAGTAATAGCAAAGAACCATCTCTTATTATCATTTTGTGTATCAATCCATTCAACTACATTAGAAGCAAATCCTGATAATAGCCCTGATGTAGGTTCACCATATCTATAATACCAGTTGTAAGTTGCAATCATATTAGGATCTGGATTCAATGGATATAGCATATCATTTTGATTCATTCCATTATTCACAAGTTTTCCACTTGATTTTTCAATGATACCAAATGCTGGATATTCTCTTTCTTCCTGGTTATACCAATAATTACCAATTGTGTCACTTGGTAAACTACCAAAGATGAATGCTGTATTATCATCTCTTGGTAAGAATGATGAGCAACCCCAATTCATAATGCAAGGATATGTTGTAGATGCTACCGCTTGTAAATTAGAAGATGATTCCTTAAATAATTCATTAATTATTTTAGTACCATTTGCTTTTTGATTAGAAGTCAAATCTACAAATGAACCCGATAAATCTTGAGCAGTTGTTTCAGATGTTAGAATTACACCATCAATTGCAGGTCTGTTTTCTAATTCATTATAATCAGTTACACCTGGTTGAACATCTTTTTGAACCCAATCATAATATTCATATTCAGGTCTATATGTTAAATTGAATCTGTAATCACGTTCTGGTTCATCATTAAATGAATATGGAACTGGTATATAATCAATCAATATATAATCAGAAGTTGTATATGGAAATGGAGCACGTGGATTATTTAAAACAATACCAATACTTGCCAATTGATCGCTTGTATATTCAGCACCTGTAAGATTATAATACCACCTTGCTTCACTATAACTTCCATCTACTGTATTTCTAAATGATAATTGTAACAAGTCACCTTCATATATATAACCATTATCTACAAGTGTTTTATATCCATATGCTTTAAATAAATCAATATCTAAGTGATCTAATCCACCACCGTTTCCAGAACCTTCAAATGCAGATTTAGATACTCTAAATATATCTTTATCTGCAGGTTTGTACATCAACGTAAATGTATCACCTGTTATAAATGGTGTAGTTGGTGCTCTACTTGGAGAAGATAATGTAATACCATAATCTGCTGGATCTGCTGAAACATCATCTAATGTCCA